TTTTTTGACATCGTGACATCACAAAACGGGCCGTGACATCACCTGTTTTCGGCCTAGCCGAGTGACATCAAATCAGAGTCATCATTGTTAGAAGTGGGGGAGCCGATGGCCTCCAGCTTCGACACAAGCTCCTGCTGCTTGTTAGGGTACAAATGGGCATAGGTCCGCATGACGACGGGAACAGTATCGCCGATTCGCTTGGCTACCAGAACAATAGAGTACCCAAGTTCGATACAGAGAGAAACGTGGCTGTGCCGAAGATCATGGACGCGAATGTCTGGCAGATAGGTTAGCTGGGTGCAGCGGGTCAGTTCTTTGTTGAGCGCTGTGCACGTCATGTAGAACACGCGGTCGTCCGGGGTCAGCCCGTAGAGCCGGGAACAGTAGGTGCGGAACTCTTCGGCCAACCAATGTGGAATAGGTACATTTCGGTTGCCTCCCTTTTTGCTGTTCTTGGTGGGGCCGAGGATGTCCTGCCCTTTTTTTCTGTGGTAGGTCTTGTAGATGCGCAACTGGTCATCATCGGTCAGGTCTTTGGGCAACAGCGCCAGCATCTCACCCTCGCGGCATCCCGTCCAGAATAGAATATCAAATGCCAGAAGATAGGCCTCATTGCGGAACTCTTTCCGCAAAAGCTCATACTGGTCTTTCGTGATGATAAGCATTTCCCCGGCGACGGAGGAACCCATGTAGCCAGCAGCATCGCACGGATTGAAACGCAGGCCGTAGAACGTCTGAGCATAGTTGAAGAGTGCGGTCAGCTGTGCGTGGATGGTGTAGAGGTACGTTTCCGAATAGGGGAGGCCCGTGGCTTTGCCCATCTCTTTCACTCGCTGTTGCCAATCTCGAATATCAAGAGCGGTGATCTCATTCATTTTTCGATTTCCAAGAAGCGGAACGATCTTGGTGTCAAAAATATTTTGCTTGGTGTCCATTGTGGTGCCACGGACATGGTGCTCTCGGTCATTGAAGTACAGCTCCACAAAGCTGGCAAGAGTCATGTCACAGCTCTTGGCTTTTTGCAAATGGAATTCGCGCTCCCACTCTTGCGCTTCACGTTTGGTTTTGAAGCCGCGCTTACGTTTCTGCTTTCGTTTCCCGGTGAAATCAGCGTAGCGAAACTGGCAGTACCATGTGCCTGTTTTTTCGTCCTTATAGCAGGGCATTAGAATATACCTCCTGACGTGTTTAGAAATCCCCGACCATTTTTATAATGGCCGGGGTCTTTTTTATTTGGCGATGATGGAATTGAAATCGTCGATGTGCTCTGAATTGCTAAGCATGAGACATAGATTCAAACCAGCAGGGGAAGAAATGCGCAGTCGGCCGCATTCACAGATGGAGCACTGGTGATTGTTTTTATAGCGCTTATCACGGGATCCGTCTGCATTTACCTTGAGCCACGTTTTGCCGACAACCTTAGCATCCGCCGGAATTTCCATTTCAGAGGAATCCATGATTGGGTGAATGATGTCGGCGCAGTAATCAACTTCATCTGCATCGTAGGCACTCAGCTTTCCGTCGTGAAGATAGAATATCTTATCGGGGAGAATATAGAACGATTCCTTCTTTGACAGAGCTGCAGAAAAATATGGAACATTGGTGCTGAGGTAATAGGGGAGCTTCGGCATTCCAAGGAGCTTTTTGGGGAGAGTTGCTTCGCTGGCTCCTGCATTTGCTTTAGTGTTGTGTCCCTTTTCTATCTCCGTGACATACCATGCGGCATCGCAAGCGAATAGCTTTCGCCATGCGTGATACCAGTTCTCATAAGCGGCACGTTGTTCATCGGAGAAATCGTATTCCAAATTCACTTTGGCTTTATAGTGGACGAACAAAAACGCAGCGAAAGAAAGGATTGTCAACAGGAGCCGCTGCGGAGTGTGAAGAACAATGAAAGCCAATAGGCTGACAGTGCCAATTATAAAGAACGCTTTGTTGAGAAAACGAACTAAGTGGATTTGTTTCATAAGCGCCGCAAAATCGGCGTCCTTGTAGCTGTTCCGATCAGTGGACTGTATGACCTCTGTTTCAAATGCTGGAGGCTGTTTGGAAAGCCTTGGCGTCTCAGCATTACGAATAGATTCCTCTGAAACATAACTGATTCCGGTTCCGGGGATGGATGCTGTTTGTCTGATTTTTCCGTTAGCCGTTTTGGTGATTCGGTATCCGGGAACGCCCCACGAATACCCAACTCCACTTCCTGAAATATTGATGCGAAAGCCGCCGCCAAGACGAATGCTTTTTCTGTATCTGAATCCCATAACCTCACAACCCTTTCTGTTATTTATTCACGGATTTCGGTAGATGGCTGGAATCTGCTTGTAAGCTGTCTTACTCTTTCCAGTGGCGCGCTTGCGCCGGGAAGGAGTGAGAAGATGCCTGCATCGGATGAGCGCTCCAGACATGGAAATGTGCTTGATGATGTTCTTCGGGAAGAAATCAAGGATTTAACCCCGGAACAGGTCAAGCGGGTGCTTGAGTACATCGAAACGCTGAAACAGCAGTAACGAGCACCGATGGCGCGGACAGGCCCTCTTTGGGAGCCTGTCCTTTTGTTATTCGCGCAGGAATTTGACGAAGCGGACGTACTCTATTACCTTGCGCATTTCATCATCTGTCAGATCGTGCGTGGAGTCCATGAGCCGCCTCTGCAAAGCGGAAAGATTCGACTCCGGGAAATCCACCTCCCCCCGGAGATAGGCTTCAGACACGCCATAGCGGGCGGCAATAGTGGCGATGTCCGAAGCGGTAGGAACAGATTTTCCCGCTTGCCAGCTCGCAACAAGGGTTCTGCTTTTCCCGCACAGGCGCGACATAAAAGCGCCCGATGAACCGTAATGTTCCATCAAATCGACAATGCGTTGGACAGTAATCGTCATCCTTTTTACCAGCTTTCTTTCTGAAATCTTGTGTAATACGCTGAAATCCAACACTTGTTAGATTTGCGGTCTTGTCGTCTAACAGGTGTTGGATTATTATATAATCACAGTCAAACATTTGTTGGACTGCATGAGCAACAACGGAGGTCGAAAAAATATGAAAATGGTAACGTACAAAGTGCTCAGCAAAGCAATGCGGGAGCTGACAGGGCAAGTTGCAGAGCTGGATGAAGCCATTGAAATCCGCTTGGTGTTTGGCGAAAAAGTTAAAATCACCATTTCGATGGACTGGGCAACAATGGATGCAGCACGGGCCGCAGAACTCGCTGAGCATCTGGCAAAGGCGGCGGAGCTCGTGAACAACTTCAAGTACGCTGGTTATACGATTGTTAGATAAGGGGAATGGCCATGAAGTATTCAGACATCAACAAGATGTTCACGACAGAGGTGAACAAGTATTTGGCGCAGGGGTATCGCTTCAACACCGCAAGCATGAATGGGAGTCAGAGTGAACTGGCCAAGGTCGATTTGACCAACGGAACTGAAATCATCCGCATTGTGGCCCGCACTTTTTCCAAGGAGTGGGATAAGCAGGGCGTCGAGCTGTTCGTTGGCCGCGTGGCCGAGAAAGAGGGCATTCGGCCGGATGTAGCCTATTGCGTCAACACAATTTGGAACGGACGCTTGGAACAAGTCAGCAGCCAGCGGTTCTACGAGGTGAGCGGCTACGGAGATCCCGACAAGTTCTATGGGACGGAAGCGGACGCCGAAGCGGTCAGCAAAGTCCGTATGAGCCGCTATGCGCAGAGGCCGAATCGCAAGGCTAAGGACATGACCAACGCTGAAACCATCAAAATTGCTGTGCGGTTCATTCGCCGGAAACTTGGCATCAAGAACGTGGACAAGAAGCGCATTGAAGTGTTCCGCACGCCTGACCATCGGCACATCATCAATTATCGCGGCAAAGCATATCAGCTCAACAACAAGGGGGTTTGACTATGTATTGTAACAAGTTTTTCAGAACCGAAGAGGAAGCCAAGGCTTTCAAGAAGTCTCACGGCGGGGCGCTGTACAAGAACATCAAGGGGAGTCACACCCGGCAAGCGTACCGGGTAGAAGCGATGATGGCCGTGCAGGACGGCTGGCTCCGCAGCACAGAGACGGATACGTACCCGTTCTGCGTTGCATGGAATGGCAAGCCGCTGTCGGCAGGAAAGGAGATTTAAGCCATGAAAGCATTAAAAATTGAGCCGGGAAAGGCCCCGGAACGCATTGACATTGGCAACGAACTTGAAGCCCTGCAAGACGCTGTGGGTGGCTACATTCAGGTGCTTTACCCGGACCAGCACCGCCCGGTGGGCCTGATCTGCAACGAGGAGGGCAAGTGCATGGGCCTCAAGCCAAACCGGGCCCTGTACAGGGGCGGCAAGCCTTACGACGTCATTGTTGGCACATTCCTCGTGGTTGGAGTCGATGAAGAGGACTTCACGGATCTGCGGGAAGAGGATGCAGCGTATTTTGAGAAGCTGTTCCATTCGCCGGAGAAGTTTAAGTACTTCGCAGGGCGGCTGGTCATCTCCAAGGTGGTTTCTGGCGGGGCTTGATGGCCCCGCTTTTTTCAAGAAGCATGCAAAACAAGCAAAACAACCAAATGCTTGATTTGATAAGCAAAACAAACAAAACAAGCTGTTAATGTAAATGTTAATGTTAATGATTATGTATAAAGACTATCGTCTTCATCACGCGCGGGCGCGCGTTATATAGCCGACGAGGACGACGAATCCAACTGATGAAGAACGGGGTCGTCGGTACGGCCAAGCAGGTAGTCGACGGAACAGTCCAGCCTGTCGGCAAGAAGCATAAGGGTCTTGCCCGATGGTGGATCTTCGGCGTTTTTCCAGCGTGTAACAGCGCCAGAAGAGATGCCAAGCTCTTTTGCAAGCGGATTTGGCTTCGTACCTCGAAGAACGCACATCTGATAGAATCGCTCCCAAAATATCAAAAATAGGACCTCCTTTTTGTGCAAAAGCATGAATCTCACTAAAATGAGATTATCGTATTGCCATCTCACAAAAGTGAGATTACAATATATCTAACAAATGATTCAAACACCTGTTAGATAGAAAGGACAATACCATGACGAATGTTTACATTGACAGCCGCCGGGATGGGTACTCTCCCAGCCAGTGCCACGACACCATGACGGTGGGGGAGTTGATTGACATCCTGAGCCAGTACGACGAAGACCAGCCCGTCTACATTCGCAACGACAACGGCTACACCTACGGGAGCGTCCAGATGGACAGCGTTACCGAGGGAGAGGAGGACGAGGACGAATGAGACTTCTTGTTGAGTACACATCGCATGGCCGCGGTCCAGCGGCTCCGCAGACCTACAGCACCACGCTGGACATTGTGGACGATGTAGCGGAGCGGCTGTTAAAGGCCAAGACGCCGTACACATTCCGGGAGCGGAAGTACTGCACACGGGAAGCGCTGATTCTTGCATTCCTGATTTACGACATCGAGAACCTGCAGGAACGGAGCTTCGGAGACAACGACCAGATTTTGAGCATCCGGCGGGATAGCCGGAACTGAGGGAGGGCCACACGATGAAGTTTGTAGCACCGATGGACACATGGGAGATAGTAGGCGGGAACCTGCCACCCATCCGGGTTCGCGCCCGGTCGTTCGATGAAGCCTTGAAGAAAGCAAGGCTTCGCAACCCCGGCTATTGCGCCGGCTGGGTCGTTGAGGAGGACTGAATGATGTTCGACAAAGAGCTTATGAAGCAGCTGGCCACCATTCCAACCCAAAATCGGGAGGAATGGTTTGCCGAGCGCGACAAGCTGGAAACGCTTGCCGTCGAAATGACCCGCATAAATGCGAAGGATATGGTGCAAAAGTACGGCATCGCACGGGTTCTGAGGGTGCTGGCGGCGACAATCAAACAAAATCCCAAGGATTACGATGCGGATGTGGTGGAAATGGCCGGATGGGTGCCGCCCGTCCGGGCGGGTCGGGATGCGGAGATGTGGTTCTGCTCAACCATCCACCGGGCATACGTCCAAGACCTGTTTCGCCAGTATGCGAACCTGCGCAAGCTGTGAGAAAGGAGCCTAAACCATGAAGTATGTCATTTTTACCTACGACATCCGCATGAAAGGCAAGGAAGACGAAGCCTGCATGACCGTCCTGCTGGATGATGACCGAGCAGCGGTCGTTAAGGCTGCATACGATAACCGGCAGGGGAGCAGCGAGATTGAGGACATCCTCTTGCGGTGCAAGGTCGATGACCTGTGCGCCGCCTGTGAAGCGCTCCGGGGGCGGAAGTACCTTCGCAACAGCATCAAGTGCGTGGAGATCGAGGAGGCTTGAGCCGTGAACATTGAAATTCAGTATCAGGCCGAGGATGGCGAGATTCAGTATTACCACTTTGAGTCGTGGGAACTGGCTGAAGACGATGCCTTTCGGGAGGCCATGCAGGCATTCCGCAGCACTCGCACAGGAAAGAATAGGATGCTCTCTATCCGGGATGCATCGATTGGCGCAGGCCGCAACTGGAAAGAATAACCCGCCTGATGATGGCCGCTGGTATCGGCCGAAACCATTTTCGTGGCATCACGAGGATGGTCGCGGGAACCAACACCGCAAACCAAGGAAAGGAAGATTCACATGAAGTATGAAATCTACCAGCTGAAAGAGGACACCATGGAGCAGGTAAAACTGCGGTTCATGGCGTCCGATCAGGCCGCACAGCTGGGCGGCATCCACCGGGAGAACTACCGTCTGGTGTACGAGGGTAATGTGGAAACCCGAAAGGACGCACAGCAGACGCTTGATGGCTTGTTCCGCAAGTTTAACATCGACAGGCCCGCAGGCTTCGAGGGCCACAGCTTGAGCGTGTCGGACATCATTTACCTCGCCGATGGGGAATCCTCCGACTGGTGGTTCTGCGATGCTTACGGTTGGAAGCTTCTGAGTGGAGAAGAATGGGGGCAGACCTGATGCGCCACTACACAAAAGCGGAGTGGGGCAAGATCCCGGAGGCCTACAAGGGCCGCTGGGAGCCGACGCCGTTCAACCTTGAGCGGGTGAAGAGCGGGGAGCTTCCGGCAGAGTACATCGGCAAACGGAACACCATCGTCAATGACGAGCATCACGGCACGGTGCTTATCACCGAGGACGCGCACTTCGTAATCGACGAATGAGTACAATCGCTCAAAGAGGCGATTTGAGCCGCATTTTGCATCAAACGACAAATTCCTTGCGGAAGAATCAAAAACGCAAAATAGAGCCATCTGAGCAGCTCTAAGAACTATTTCCGCTGACTCAGAATGAACTGAAGATAATCTGTAACCTTTTGGCGTTCATCATCTGTCAGATTCATCCGTTTCACGGCGGGGTCAACAGTGCGCCCCATGAGGAAGTCCATGGAGCAGTCGAGGTAGTCAGAGATGCGGGCAAGGCTATCAGCCGCCATCATGCGGCCAGTGCGTAAGTTGGAAAGGGTGCCTTTGCTCATTCCGAGTTCGGCAAACATATCTTTCAGCTGGACATTGCGAGCTTTTGCTTGAAGCTTGATGTTTTCTGCAAGGGTTATAGAATCATACAAATTTTGGGTCGGCATTTTGTGTATCCTCACAAAACCTTGCAATCGCAATGATTTTGCCTTGAAATATTGCAATAGCAAGATTATAATACACTTGTACAAAACAAATGTCAGATTGAAAGGGTCAGCGCTTTCCATTCAGCGCGTTCCCCGAAGCCCCTCTGCAAAGGGGCTTCAACGTACCACGCAGTACAAACCATGCAAGTTGATTCCTCCTAATGACAGGCATCGCTGCAAAGCGCAGCGCCGATACTGCAAATCGGCGGTGCGCAGGTAAAGCGATTACTCCCCAAGAGCTTCTGCTTAACAGCTTAAAGGCGGGGGAACGCGTTGAATGGTGGGTACTGGCCCTTTTAGTCTATCAAAAATCAAACAAGTGTTCAATACATTTGTTAGATAAATCTTTGTCTGGAAGGAGAAAAAACATGAAGAAAGTTCCGCTGCCAGAGTGGTGCGTGTCAGTCAAAAAAGCGATGGTTGAGCGCGACGATATGAGCGTCACCGAGCTGGCAAAAGAAATCGGGTACTCCCGCGCACACGTCAGCCAGGTCATCAATGGTACGATGGTGCCGTCTGCGAACATCAAGTCCGCGATTGAGTCCTGCCTGAACCTGCGGGCGTGATTTCTTACATCATAAGTTTACTAGAAAGGAGAGTTGTGCGAAATGGCGGTTGATTGCCAGAATATCTACAAAAACGCGCGGAAATCTGCCGGAATGACGCAGGAAAAAGCCGCACAGCTTTTGAACGTGTCAGTTGATTCTCTGCGGGATTATGAGCAGAGCCAGCGCCCGGTACCCAGCGACGTGGCAAGCGCCATGTGCGATGTATACCAAGCCCCGTATCTTGCAGTTCAGCATCTGCGCCGGTCCTCAGAGCTGGGCAAGCGGGTGGTCCCGGAGATTCAGTTAAAGGACTTGCCGGAAGCTGTTCTCAGCGTTCTGGCGGCGGTTCAGAGGTTTATCGTAAAGCGCGATGCGATGATAGAGATCGTCGCAGATGGAAAAATCGAAGAGGACGAACAGGCTGAATGGAATGAGATCATGGATCGAATGAACAACCTGTTCGTGGCGATGGCCAATATGCGTTTTTCGAAAGGAGGGTGTCGGACGTGAAAGAATCGTACTTTATCGGCGTGAGCGAAGTGCAGGAAATTGTCGGATGCAGCAAATCCAGAGCCTATCAGTTTATCCAGCAGATGAACAAAGAGCTGGAAGCAAAGGGTCTGCTTACGTTTCCGGGCAGAGTGCCCCGGCGGTATGTGTTCGAGCGGTTCGGCATTACGGAGGTTCAGGATGATGCAAAAGGCAATAATCCCGCTGGTGGCAACAGCGGCGGCGCAACTACTGGTAATCGGAAGCATCGCCGCGGCGTTCGCTTTCCAACCGAAAGAAACGCAGCTCCCGATAGCGATGATTCCTGTGCAAGCTGACATCGAGCAGGGCGAGTGCATCCGGCGAGACCCGGCTCCCTATGAGCCAATTACATACCGTGTGCCGCTGGATGCGGATTTACAGCAGTATACAGCTGAGATGTGCGACTTGTACGAAGTTCCGCTGGAGCTGGCCTACGCCGTCATGCAGGTCGAGAGCGGCTATACGGTGAGCGCTACCAGCTCAACCGGGGATTATGGTCTGATGCAGATCAACAGCATCAATGCCGGATGGCTCAAAGATGAGCTGGGAGTCACGGATCTGCTGGATGCCGGACAGAACATCAAGGCTGGGTGCTACATGCTCGGAAGTTATCTTGCCCTGTACGATGGAGACATCAACCGAACTATGATGGCGTACAACCTTGGGAAGAGCGGGGCAGAAAAGGCTTGGAATGCAGGAACCCGCAGCACTGCCTACACCGACAAGGTGTGGAGCGCAATGGTTGGCCTTTTGGAGGAAGAAAGGGATGTTTCGTAAGGTGATGCAAATGATTCAGGATTACGCGGAGAAGAAGCTGCTGGATGAAGTCTTTGCTACATACCTCGATGTGCAGGATGCCGCAGCTGAGATGGCGCAGGTGCTCCCGTGTCCCCGGTGTGGGAAACTGACCATGAAGATGCGCTTGCACAGCAACGCTCTTTCCCGTCAGGTTCCGGGCATCACGATTTGTGACCAGTGCGGAACCGAAGAAGCGCTGGATGCAATGGCGGGGAAGCCAAAGGATGCCCATGAATGGGCGCTGGTCAAAACCTACATGAAAGGAGCAAACCTCAAATGAAGCGCAGGGAAAAGAAGCTGAGTGTGATGGATTGGGTACTCGTAGGACTGCTGGACACGCTGGCCGGGGTCGTAGCCGGAGGGCTGATGGCAATATGGCAGTTGCCGAGCGCCTACCGCTGGCGTGGCTACTGGGCAATCGGCGGCGAATGGCTGCTTGTCATCATTGCAATCATCGTGGCGGTGCGGCTGACGCACGCATTCCAGATGTTCATGATTTTCGGAGGAAAGAAGCATGGTAAGATGCGCTCGGTGTCACAGGGTCATTACAGATCCGGCGGCAATCGAAGCGGGGTACGGCGCAAAGTGTTACGCCAAGGAGTTCGGCAAGAAGCTGAAATCGCCCGCAAGACCTCGCAAGGGAAAGACCGCTACACAGCCTAAGAGCACCGCTGAGCGCCAAATCATCGGCCAACTCACGGTATATGACATACTCGCCGCACACGAAAAAAGCACCGACCAGAACGGCCGGTGCGCTACAAATGGATAGAGACCCGCACATTCCGTTGGCGCTTGATGCAGGAACATCAAGCCGGAAAATACAGGTCTCCACCACACACAACCATATTGTAGCATATTCGGTTGGATTTTTCAACAGGTACAAAGCGGCGAGAAAGGACTATCCTTTCTGCCGTTTTTCTATGCAAAAATTAGGAGGTACAACATGGAAAAAGAACTTACTGCCGCCGTAACCACGCAGGAGCCGATGTTAGCCGACAGGCTGATTGTAGTGCAGCAGCTTCCCGTCATCAAGGAACAGCTGCACAGCATCAAGGCTCAGGCACAGGCGTCCGTGGCGGAAGCGCTGGCGCTGGTTTGCACGGAAGAGACCCTTAAAGCGGTCAAGGATCGCCGGGCGGCACTGACCCGCGACCGCAAAGATCTGGATGCCCGGCGCATGGTTGTGAAAAATCAAATCATGCAGCCGTTTGAGGATTTCGACAAGGTTTACAAGGAGTGCGTCACCGATGTCTATGGCCCTGCGGATGAAGCGCTGAAAGGCAAAATCGCGGATGTGGAAGCCGGCTTGAAAGCTGACAAGGAGAAGAAAGTGGTTGCTTACTTCGACGAGCTGGTCAAGGCAAACGGGGTCGAGTGGGTCAGCTATGAGGACATCGGTATTGCTGTTACCATGACGGCGAGCCTGAAATCCTTGAAGAACAAGGTCAAGGAATACGTTGACCGCGTGGTGGCTGATGTGAACTGCATCAATGGCATGGAGAATGCCCCGGAAGTTATGGCCGAGTACAAGCAGTGCCGCAATCTGGCCGTTGCGATTAACAGCGTGAGCCAGCGCAAAGACCGTGTGGCCCGCGAGGAAGCTGAACGGAAACAACGCCTTGAAGCCCAGCTTCGCGCGCAGGAAGCAGAGTCGGCGGTGCTGGATGCGGTGGAAGAAGAACTGGCAGCGCCGCAGGTCATGGGTACCGAGCCTCCGGTTATGGATGAGCAGGAGGCCGAAGAAACCCAGCAGGAGAGCAAAGAACAGATCATGACGGCCAAATTTGCTTTCATGGGCCGCACGTTCCAGTGCCACGGTACATTGACCCAGCTCCGGGAGCTGAAGTCTTTCATAAATGAAAAAATCGACGAGATCCAGAAGCATATGGATTCCGTCGGCATCGAGAATGAGGAGGTAAGCGACAATGGCTAAAGCAGTACAGCCGCAGAAGATTCGTTTTTCTCAGGCAATCCAGACTCCGCTTTACAAGAATCTGGTGAACAACACGCTGGGGGACCCGGTTCGTGCAGGGCGCTTTATTGCAAATATCACCTCTGCGGTGGCGGTCAATGCCGAGTTGCAGAAGTGCGACCCCGGCACAATTCTTGCGGGTGCACTTCTGGGCGAAAGCCTGTTCTTACAGCCCTCTCCGCAGTTGGGACAGTTCTACTTGGTGCCGTTCAAATCCAAGGCCAAGTATGACCGTGAGGGGCAGATGATTGAACCGGAGAAGTTCAAGGCTCAGTTTGTGCTGGGCTATAAGGGCTATATCCAGCTTGCCCTGCGCACGGGTCAGTATAAGCGGCTGAACGTCCTTGAAGTAAAGAACGGGGAGCTGAGTGGCTGGGATCCTTTTGAAGAGCGTTTCCATGAAATGCACTTTATCGAGGATTTTGAAAAGCGCATGAGTATGCCGACGATTGGCTACATTGCCCATTTTGAGTATATCAATGGTTTCCAGAAAACGCTGTACTGGACGGCAGACCAGATGATGTCTCATGCGGACAAATATTCCCCGGCATTCAGCGCCGCCGCATATAAGAAGCTGCTGAATGGTGAGATTCCGCAGAATGAGTTGTGGAAGTATTCGAGCTTCTGGTACAAAGACTTCGACGGGATGGCCAAAAAGACCATGCTGCGCCAGTTGATTTCCAAGTGGGGCATTATGACGGCAGAAATGACGATGGCCTATGAAAGAGACGGCCATGTGATGATGCCGGACACCGCGAGCGGAGACCTGTTGCCGGAAGTGACCGATACCCCGGAACTCGGCCAGCAGGATGAGCAGGAACAGCCCAAAATCGAGCGGACGGCCAAAACTATGGACTTGCCGGAGCCGGAAGCAGATGAAGTGAAAGCGGCTGTTGACTTGGCGACACTCTGATGGTCAAGTACAACATTATCAGCACCGGAAGCGACGGCAATGCCACGATTTTGGAAGAATTTGTTCTGATAGACTGCGGCGTTCCATATAAGGCACTGGAGCCGTATGTGCCGAAGCTGAAGTTGGTTCTACTCACCCACATCCACAGTGACCACTTCCAAAAGCGCACCATCAAGCGGCTTGCCGAAGAACGGCCAACACTGCGTTTTGGATGCTGTCGTTGGCTGACACCGCCGCTTTTAGCCGCAGGAGTGCCGGAACGTCAGATTGATGTGCTGGAACCCCGGACCATGTATGGATACGGCCTATGCAATGTGATTCCGTTCATGCTGGTGCATAACGTGCCGAACTGCGGGTACAAGGTGCATTTTCCATCTGGCAAGGCGATTTATGCCACTGACACCAACAACCTGAACGGGGTGCAGGCACTCGGATATGACCTCTATTTGATAGAAGCCAATTACAGAGACGAGGACATTCAGGCCAAAATTGCAGAGAAAAAGGCTGCTGGACAGTATGCCTATGAGATGCAGGTGCTCAAGAATCACCTATCGGAAGCAAAGTGCAATGATTTCTTGGCGAGAAATATGCAGGCGAACAGCGTGTATATTCCTATGCACGTTCATGTTGACAAGGAGAAAACGGATGGTCGTAACGGCGAAAATTGAAAAGCTGGAAGATGGAAAGCTCGTCCTGAAGCCAGATACGGACATCAGCCGCTTTGTGGAGCAGAAACGCCCCCGGCGGGTGGAAGTTCGGCTGGATGATGGACGCACGATTTCCGTTGACCAGCGCCGAAAGATTTTTGCCATCATCCGTGACATTTCTTTGTGGTCCGGCCATGAGCCGGAAGAACTTCGGCAGTATTTGGAATGGGATTTCTGCTCCCGCGCTATGCGGGAGTGGTTCTCCCTCTCAGACTGCGACATGACGACAGCACGAGAATTCATTACTTACCTGATTTCGTTTTGTTTCCACTGGGGCGTTCCGACCAAGGATAGTCTGCTGACGCAGACGGACGACATTGGAAAGTACCTGTATCTGTGCCTTGAAAATCGCCGCTGCGCAATTTGCAACCGTCCGGCGGAGGTACATCATGTTGACCGTATCGGCATGGGCACGGACAGAGAAAAGGTCGTCCATGTTGGCTTGAACGCAATCGCGCTTTGCCGAGCGCACCACGAGGAAGCGCACCGCCGGGAGAATGCGCTGTTCGCTGATTACCATATCTATGGAATCAAGCTGGATAAGCACCTGTGCAAAATTCTGAATTTACGAAGCGGAGAGCAGTCAAGTGAAAAACGATAAAAAGAGCGTTCTGCTTTATACGGAATGGGCAGAACCACTGAAGAGCTTACCGCTTGAGGAAAAAGGGCGGATATTCGACGCGATTCTTTCCTATACCGAAAATGGCAGAATGCCAAAATTCGAGAATCCGGCGACGGATATGGCTTTTCGGTGGATTCAGCAAAAATTGGATGAGAACATCCAAAAGTGGGAAGAAACAAGGGCTAAACGTGCTGCGGCAGGAAAGAGCGGCGGAGCGCCAAAAGGTAACTCAAATGCAAAAAAGCAGGAACAACCAAAACAACCAAATGATAGTTTTGATTGTTCGGATACTCAAGAGGACGAACAGCAGGAGACTTCAACTGGTCCGCCCGACGGAAAGCCGGAGTCCTACTGGGTATGGGCTGGATGCGATAAGATGCTCACGCCTTATATGGCCGCAGAATTCCGAGACCTGCGGGAAGCTGGTATAGAGGACGCCTTAGTGGTGGCCGCGCTGAAAGAAGCGATGCGCCATCAAGCAAAGTACCCTTGGGTCTATGCTAAGCGTCTGCTCGACCAAGCAGCAGCACAAAAAATCACAACGCTGGAAGCGTGGGAAAAAGTACATATCACATACAAAGGAAACCGGGTAGACCGGGAAACGCCGAGTGGAAATAGCTTCCTTGGCCTTGATAACAGCTTGGATCGCCTAAAAAGGAGACCTCTTAGAAAGCGGGTGGAGGAAGTTCCACCAGACTAAGGAGGTTTTCTAATGGGAAGCGACGTTCGCCATGTCCGCGGCGAGGCCCAGAAAGAGCTTGTAAAAAAGTTTGAAGTATTTACAAGCAAGGGGCGGTCAAGGTGGCAGGTTTGGAGCGACTGGATTACGATAAGCGCCATTGCCGTGTCCAACGCGACGGACAAGAGCCACTTCGATGAGCGGGAGCAGCAGTACATAACTATTGTGAAAAAGTACACGAAGCAGGAAGTGGACACATTCGCGGATATGTTTTCGATTCTGGTTATGGCGTTGGAGGACAACTCGGAACAGGATTTCCTTGGCGAGCTGTATATGTGCTTGGGGCTTGGAAGTGACCACGCGGGCCAGTTCTTCACGCCTTACCACCTTTGCGAGTTTATGTCTGCGGTGACGACCCCGGCAGAAGAATTTCAGCAGAAAATCGGAGACAGGGGATGGGTCGCGGTCTGTGACCCGACCTGCGGCGCGGGGGCCTTGCTAGTGGCGTTTGCAAACGAATGCAGGAAAAAAGGCATCAATTATCAGACGGATGTGCTGTTTGTGGCGCAGGACATTGACTACATCGTGGGTATGATGTGCTATCTGCAAATGAGTCTGCTTGGAATGCCGGGATATGTCGTCATCGGTGATACGCTTGCAAGCCCGTCTACGTCTTATGACAAAAGAGGGCTGCTTCCGGTTGACAACGGGAGCGTCTGGTACACGCCGCTGCTCAGGATCCCGGTTTGGCAGTATCGAATCTTTATGGCGCAGATGGAGCTGGTCACCCAGCCGATAAAGGAAGAATATGCTGCGGATGCGCCAAAATCCGAACCACAGAAAGCCCTTGAAGCCACAAAAAAGAGTAAGCAACCAAAAGATACGGAAAAGCCAAAAACCGCTAAAATACCGCCCAAAGAGCCGGAGCAGGAACCGATGTTCTCTGAGGGCAAGGGCGGGCAGTTGAGCTTTTTCTGATAGGAGGACAATATGGATTCCACCACACACACCACAACCACAGTAGAGTTCGTCGATTGGCGGGCCAAGGCAAAAGAGAAGTTGGAGGCAGAGGACAAGATGTTCAAAGGCGGGCGCGCCGCCGCGAGCGTTCAGAGCTATGTGCTGCGGGCGCTGCTGAACTTTGCAGATCAGGAGCCGCGCTTTGCCGAGGTCGTTTGCAACACGGAGCGCACATTCTCGGAATGCTGCGCGGCAGTCGTACACAATGCGGGAGAGGTTTTGTCTGACCTTGAAGCGTATCGCAAGGCCGTGCAGTTCTACTTCCCCAATGCCGAAATCTCGTTTTCGATGAACATCAATCTTACCGGAACGCCGCCGACGGAAGAAGAGATGCGGGCGCCGGCAACCATTAAACCGGAGAACGCCACCCCGAATATTCCGAAACCGCAGGAGCCGGCAAAGGAAAAGCCCGACCAAAAGAAGCCGAAACCGGAGAAAAAGCCTGCAAAGAAGAAAGAGAAGCAGAGCGAGGATTCGATGCAGCTTTCCTTGGAGGGATGGTTCTGATGATTTTGGGATTCAAGGGATTCAAGCCGGGGCTGGTCGCAACGCTTGGAAACGGAAAATTCCAGTATGTTCCGAACGAGCTGAATGAGACGAAAAAGGCCATGTGCGCCAGCACCGGGTTCCATTATTGCTTAGACCCGTGGGATTGCCTGAATTGGTACACATGGAACGGCAAGAATGAGTTTTGGGCAGTTGCGGCCGGGGGTGATGTTGACGAGGATGGCTACGGAAGCCGGAGCAGCTGTACGAAGCTGGTTCCTCTCCGCAAGCTGACAGCAGAAGAATTTTTGCTGATGCACGCCAACTATGTGTTTGAGCATCCTGCGGAGAAGTTTGAGGACAGCTATAAAGGGCCATTTCATGTCGCATATGGCCGGGATAAGAAGCTGGCCGGAGAACTGGGAGAATGGCTCTGCTTCATCATCCAAGATCAGCAGGAGTCCATCTGCATTGCACAGCCGATTGACGGCGTGAAGATTTTGCCGGGGAAGAACTACACGGCAGAGAGCTTGGAGGCGGCACACAATGAAAAAGGCTGAAGAATTGAAACTTTATGCGCCGGAACCGAAACGGCCAGAGCTGGATGCGGCACTGTGTATGTCAGTTGCCGAGGGGCAGGGCATGGGCCGCTACATCGAGGGAAAGGTGCTGACGGTGGCCGTCTGGGACAAAAAGGAAAAGCCGCTGGTCGTGTGGCGCTTTTTCGGGGATTACTGGACGGGGGAGCTTCGCAGGAACGAGAACCCGACTAAAGGCGAGCTTTCGCCGCGTCAAATTGAGGTCAAGCCCTGCCAGTGCTTGACATGGAGGACCGAAGTGCCGGCCACAAAAGGAGAATCGGAACTCCTGCAGAACTATTTTGATGACTGCAGACCGGGATATCTGATTGGCATTGTAGAAGATGCACTGTCGGCTCATGCCAGGAAGAAGCGCGAAGAGCGCAACGCACGACAGGCGGCTGAGACCAAGAAGCTCTTTGAGAATCTGCCGGAGCCGCCGGAAGATCTCAGTAAACAAGTTTTGAAAGTGTGCAGTGATGCGGGCTTTCTCTGGGTCACCAATGATAAACAGAACGTAATCGAACCCGGCGGCGTTGAGAAGAAAATCTCGATTCAGCGGGCAAGGTGCGATAGCTGCGGTGGTGAATATACGCTGTCGGAACTGCTCAAACACAAGAGCACAGCGACGTGCGAGTGCTGCGGGGAGAAAATGCAGGTTCGCAATACCCGCTATTCGGTCAAAAGGTTATGGGCCGCAAGGACATTCCTTTGGAGCAAGCCGCAGGGGGATGGAGTCTGGATTCGCCGCTATCTGGTGTATTTCGATTTCAGAAATCATCGGGCAGAACCGGAATTTCACGGCCGTGGAATCTGGTGGACGGACGGAAAGACCATCAAGCAGTGGAAACGCGACTGGGGCGAAAAAGCTCAGTATATCATGTGCCAGCGCCCGAAGCTGTCCGCGATGCTGCTGGCCCCCTCTGGCCCGTATCAGCCGTACACGCTGGCATCCCACACTGACCAATTTGAGAGTGATGTTCGGAAAGTGTTGAAATCTGAATGGATGTACCAGTACGATAATCACCTCAATTTTCCGTGGGAAGTTCGGCAGTGGGAAATTGTGAATCGGTATCCGATGGCCGAAAGCCTTGTCAAAACGGGCTGGGCTGACGCTCTGTGCTCTCAGGTGTACGACGAATATGAGCACAGCACCCGCATCAATCTTCGCGCAGAAACCTATTACGGCGTGTTTGGCTTGAACCGTCAGGAACTGGCCGCAATCTCGCAGAGCAAAAAGTCGTTCCGCGAGGTGGATAATGCGCTGGAATGGAAAGAAGCCGGCCTTGCAATCAATGGCAAGAACATGGCGATGACGGCTAACATCCGAAAGCTCTCAGGAATGACCAAGACATTGCAGGAAAGCGGAATGACGCGGAGCCTGAAATATCTCCGTCAGCAGACAAGGCGAGTCACCGGAAGCTACAACGGTCAGATTGCTCTTCAAGTTGCATCGGACTGGTTGGATTATATCGATATGGCCGGGCAGATGAAGATGAACTTGAATCTTGAAAAGGTTCGTTTTCCGCTGGATCTCAAGCGTCGCTACGATGATTTGGTTCTGGAGCGAAATAAGCAATGTCGAAAGGACGCCTTGAGAGGTGCCGCAAGCAGCATCAAAAAGGAAGCCAAGGAGCTGGAAAATCAGTTCCACATCGAGAACATCTACAAGAAAATCCGCAAAATCTACGAGTACGATGGAGCGGAATACATCATTCGGGTGCCGGATGGAGCAAAGGCCATTTTGGAAGAAAGCAGGTTTCTTGACCACTGCATCCAGCGCGGAACTAGGTACTTTGAGCGTATTGCCAAACGTGAGAGCTACATCTTCTTCATGCGGCGCAAGGCTGACCCGAATACCCCGTGGTATACCTTGGAGGTGGAACCGGGCGGCACTGTCCGCCAAAAGCGCAGCTATAACAACGACCAGTATGCCGATTTGGAGGATGCGAAACCGTTTATTGCGGAATGGCAACAGGTCGTGCAGGGCCGCATGACAACGGCGGAAATTGATTTTGCACGGCAGTCCAAGGAAATCCGCGCACAGGAGTTTGCGGAACTCAAGGAAAACGGAAACATTATCCGCACGGGTGCAAATGCCGGAAAGCTGCTCGTGGATGAACTGATGCACGATTTGATGGAGGTGGAAAAACGTGTCGGCTAAAATTGAACTTTCTCTCGCGCCCGCCAAAGCAAAAGGCCTTTCGGAAGATGAGCGTCTGGATTTGGGGCGGCTGCTCCTGAAAGCAGGATACCGAGTTGATATTGTACGCCGTCGTCCGAATACCAATCCGGGCACCAATTACGATTATTTCATGGTTTTAGACAAAGGAGAGAACAATGCCTGATACCCGGAAGAATCACAACCCCAGCGGCGCGCCGGACCCTACACGAGTCCGGGCAGAGAGCAACATCCAGAGGGAAGAAGCTCGTGTGAGTGAGCTTGTCCACGTCCTGCGTTATGTGGCAGGTGCCGCCGGGTTTGAAATTGTGGAGCGAATTGTTCTCGTGGATAACCAGACGGGGAGGATTTATCGGTGAACAGAACAAAGAATGAGTTGGCCGATTATGCTTGGAATCCGGTGACAGGGTGCCTGAAAGATTGTCGGTACTGCTATGCAAGGAAAAGCGCGATACGGTTTGCAAGCGATTGGCGCCGAAATTTGGCAGAGAGACCGAAAGTTCAGCAGGTGGGAGAAAAGCTCTTTGAGCTGGATACCCCGTGGGAAACGAAAAACAAGCACTTCCTGAACAGTCCAACGGGATTTCTGCCCACGATGCACAGATACCGTTTCGACTGGCCGCAAAAGGTCAAAGTTGGCTCAAGCATTATGGTATGCACAGACGGCGATTTATTCGGGCCGTGGGTTCCTGAAGAATGGATTCTTCAGGTGTTTGCGGCGGCTGATGAAGCACCCCAGCACCAGTACATTTTTCTGACGCAGTATCCGGAACGCTATAAGCAGCTTGTGAATCACGAGAAGCTGCCCCAAAACAAGAATTTCTGGTACGGCTCGACAGCGACGGTCAGAGAAAGCAGCGTATGGGTGAACGAACACTATAATGCGTTCGTTGCGATAGAGCCACTCCTTGGCCCGTTTGAGGGCGACGTGACAAAAGCGTTCCAGAAGTTGAAGTGGGTCATCATCGGCGCGGAAACAGGCCGAAATGCCGGAAAGGTCATTCCTAAAGCGGAGTGGATTAAAGACATTCTTGCGTCAGCGGATGCGACCAATACGCCTGTTTTCATGCGGAGCAGTATGGAAAGCGTGGTAGGCGTCGAGAATATGCGGCGCGAGAAACCACAGCCGCTTCTTCAGAGAGTTCCCAGCGACGTGCAGAAAGAGCGTCTGTGGGAGTATTGCACGGTCTGCGGCAAGTACAGACCGATGAAAGAAATGTACGCGCTGCTCTTGCGCAGAAAACGTGGAGATAGCCCGGAGCGGGTGGCTTATATGTGCCCGAAATGCTATGAGCAGTTCAGCAGAGACAATTTTGAGAAAGGATAAGACGATGAAGTTTGAACGAAGCGAAATTGGAGCGCTGTTCTCCAAGCTCCGAACAGCAGTGCCGGAAGTTCGCGCAGTGGGCAACGATAGCACGGGAATCCTGCTGAGTGGCCCGGATGCGTTCGCAACGAATTTGGAACTGAGCATTCGGGCAGAACTTTCCAGCCCGGTTCCGCAGGGTGTCGTTATTCCACCGCGTGGAGTGGATTTTATCAGCGGAGCAGTAGCCCCTGAAATCAACATCAACGTGACAAAGAGCGGGTTGGTCATAGAGTCCGGAACGGCGCGGGCGCGGTTGAGCACGACGCCGGCAGAGAATTACCCCACATTTGATGGTCCGGGAAAGGATGCGAAGCGCTGCGTGGTAAGCGCGAACGATTTGAGCTGGGCCATCTCAAAGGTTCTATACGCTGTGTCCAAGGAGGATCGGCATCCGGCGCACAAAGGGCTGTGCTTTTCCCACAACGGCGACGATACTTTGGAAATCTGCGCCCTGGATGGGTACAGAATGGCCATCAGCCGAATCGGCTGCACCGCCGATGGCGATTTCAAGTTTGTGCTTCCGGCGGCAACGGCAAAGGCGATTGATACGCTGGGCCTTGATGGGAGCGTCAGTATTGAAAGAGACCGCAAAAAGGCCGTTTTCAGTGACAACAATTTTGAGGTGAAGTCTCGCCTGATCGCGGAACCTTTTTTGGATTACTCAAAAATCACAACGCAGGAAAGCAAGGATAAGCCCATCACCATTGACCGGAAAGAACTGCTGGGCGTTCTGAACCGGGTAAAGCTGGCCCGCTCTGCGGACGCAAAAGAGAAAAGCGTTCTGGTGATGGACTTTGCGGCCGATGGCACCGGGCGCGCATCGATGAAAAGCACAATCGCCCAGATGAATGAGGAGTTCTCCTTTGACGGTAAGCTGGATGAACCTGTAAGAATCGGCTTCAACCTTGAATTTTTGAGCGAGGCTTTGAAGTCGATGGAGAGTGACAAGGTGACAATGCGCATCAGCGGCCCGCTGTCGCCGGTAAGGATGCTGGAACCGCATTATGAGGCGCTTGTCCTTCCGGTCAGAGTAAGGAGTGAGGAATAATGCTGGACAGAATCTACCGCGGGCAGTCTGCGGATGGCGCATGGCATGAAGGATTCTTGATTCGCTCACCGGGTGTGAAGAACAGCCGACCGGGTGAGGGCTGGTACATCAACTCCGAGCAAGAGCCGGCATACGCCCATCTCGTCAAGCCATTTACAATCGGCATGAGCACTGGCGTAAAGGACATGGAAGGAACGATGGTCTTTGAGGGCGACATCATCAAAACCACCGGCCCCAACGAGCGGATTTTCTCTGTGGAGTTTGGTGAGTACATTGCCTATGGTGTGGGCCATATCGGGTTCTACGCAAAGATTGCCGGCAAGAACTCACGCGACTGCAGCCCGTGCTGTCTTCGGGCGTTGCTCTACATTGGAAAAGTGGTTGGAAACATGAGCGACACGCCATACCTGATGAAAGAAGCTGGAGAGGAGCAGAAAAAATGAAATGGACTGAAACAATTACCCCGAAACAGGCGGCTGAAGAGCTGGGAGTACCTTATCACGGCTGGATGAGGGAGATGGATCGGGCATGGATCAGCGAAGACCAGAAGTACAGCGTGATGTCTCGTTTGCTCCGCACGGAATGGGGCAAGGTCGAACACGTCACGATTACGGCGGCAGAGGGCGTTGGCCGGAGTGACGGCAGCGGGGATATCCCGTGGGCCGTCAAGATGGAAATTAAAAACGACCTGTTCGGCGAGAAGCGAGTTGCCGTCGAGGTGTTCCCGACGCAGGACAGGTTGGTGGATGTCTGCGACTGCTATCACCTCTGGGTGTTCGAGAAAGGATTCCAGCTTCCGTTCGGTATCCACCCGCGCGATAAGAAAACGGTGACGGTCAATCGCGGCAGTACCAGAGTCCGAGCCATTGACGGCGCAGGGCGTGAACGCAGCATCAAAGAGCTGCTGGAAGAGAATGGCGCGGCGGACGTTCCTAAACAGGCATATGCACAGGCTATGGCCGGATATATGATGAAAAATCTTCTGGGAGGGTGATGCAAGTGGATGGCGATATAGACCGCCAGAGCGAAGCGCACCCGCCGAAACCAGAGAAGGGGCGAGACGATGGCAAAGTATGAGATGCTTATCGCTGCATCCGGGAAACATGGCTCTGCACTCCTGCCGTATGTGCTGGTTGACGATAGAAGCGGTAAAAGCGCAGCGGCGCGGGCAAAAGCGATGGCCAAGGCTTGTTACCCGGAGTATGAGAAATTCGACGTGGCGAAGATGGAGGTGATTTCAGATGAATGAAAAGGGATTGATGGAACAGTCGAACGCAGCGATTAAAGCGGCGCTAGAGCTGTACGCGGCTGACCATGGGAAGTTGAACGATGGTGACAGCTTTACGACAAAGCTCAATAACTGTGTGCTCACCATTTCGCTGAAAGATGGGAGCTTGGACGTGCAGTTTGACCCGGACGCAGACGTCGCGGTGGACACCCCGTACACACTGGACATGAAGCTCGACATTTATAAGGAGGAAGACAATGGATGAGTACATCAACCGTGAGGACGTATTGAAATGCCTGGAGTATAACACGATTCAGAAGCCGAGTGCGAATGATGTTGTTTCTGCGACTCTCCGGGTAGCGCGGGAAAAGGTCGAGAAACTTCCTGTTGCACAGGAAGAAGCGCTCTTTTCTTTCTGGCGCGACCCCGACAAGGATCCTCCGAAAGTTGAGACGGAAGTGCTGATTCTGTTTGAAACAGCCTGCGGCGGATATGGGATTACGACAGCGCACTATGAAGACGGGAGCGTTTTTTTACAAGATAGCGTATGGTATTGGGAAGACCTTCCCGATTGGGGGACATACGACGAGGAGCGGGACGACTACAAAATCCCGAAAGGCTGGTGGGAATACCGCCACTTCAACCCGGATGACGTTTACAATAACCGTGTAGATTCTCCCGTGGTTGGGTGGATGCCTTTGCCGCCGAAGGAGGTAGTGAAAAAATGAGAACGCTTAACGCTGACCAGCTGAAAGCTGTGCTGAGCATGGAAAGTTCACTGGGACATATTCACACGCTGGCAGATGTCGAAAATACGATTGACTTTCTTGCCAAAGAAGAACAGGAAGTCACAAACGGTGTAGAAAAATTCAACATTTTCGATACCATGTGGTCAAGGAAAATTCAGGCGGCGTTTCCGCAGTCGTTCGTGAATATGCAAAATGAACTCATTTTCAGCCTGAGAACTGATTCCGGCTTCAGTCTGAAAGATGTGACCGACGAAACCCAGCTGAAAGCAAAAATTCTGGAGTGGCTTACGCGGACTGCAATTAAGGCAGTTTCGCCCAAGGAAAGAAAACTTCATTTTGAGGGCATCAACAAGCTGCTGGGTACGAATTTCACGTTGGAGGAAATGACGGACATCTACACCTTTCTTGGAAACGGAATCAAGCACGACCTCTGTGTGAAGTTCGTGGAAAGTGGCTATGACATGACGCTCCTCCCAAAGGAGGGATGAGAAATGGGGAGAGAGACGTTAAAACCTTGCCCGTTCTGTGGTGCGGCGCTCAAGCCTTTTATTAGCACCCGTGAGGTCACAACGGCCGATGGAAGGAAAATCGGCGAAATCAAGCACGGCTATTGGGCGCACCCGGATGATTCCAAGTGTCCGCTTGGATTTGGGTTTTCTCTTGCGCTGGAGGAGACTGATAGCTGGAACCATAGAAAAGAAGATAGCCTGCGCTGGCGTAAGACCGAAGAGGAACCACCTGTGGAAAAAGACGGGAACCAGTATGGTGATGTTCTTGTTTTGGATGCCAGCCTTGAAGGATTTGTTACAAACAAGGGATGGCTTTATGTAAAAAGGGCGCCGGACATATATCCTATTTGGATGCCGATTCCTAAACTGCCAAAGCCCTATTTGGAGGATGAACAATGAGCAAAGAAATCTTACTTATACGCAATGATGATGGCGAATTCGAACTGTACGATGACACCTACGACGTAGTCATTCATTGCAAAAATCGGCAGGGCATGAAAGAAACCTGCGAGATTCTGCGCAAGGTAGGTACCGATGAGAAAGCACCTAGCGCTTTATTGGTGGATCCCGTTGATATGGCAATCGCCATAAGGAACCATTGCAAATCTCGCACTGATGGCTGTGAGGGCTGCTGCTTTGACAGACCGACCAGCGATAACGGAGATGGCGAATGCGTTTTGGGCTGTCCTGAAGACTGGGAAGTGTGAGACCGACTATGGCAAAAATTATCTGGATATGTCCTTCTTGTGGGGCGACCACGGAAGAGGTTTGCGAAACTGACCTTGTCCCGTTCCACAACCACCCCATCACCCTAAATAGGGAGTGTCAAAGGTGCATATACAGGCAGCACTGGAATGACCTTTCCATGCTGGGGGTTCTTCCTTCTATTGGTAGCGGCGAAGAAGTTCGTAGCGCAGAGTATTATCACGATGTATGGGGGTTTGATTATTATGGTCCAGGGTAAAGCTGTTCTGCTGAGCATCCGGCCGGAATGGTGTGACCTCATCTTGCGGGGCAAGAAAACCATGGAGATTCGGAAAAATTATCCAAAGCACCTTTATGGAAAAGGAAAATCGTTCAAGGTGTACATCTATTGCACAAAAGCACCGCAACAGCTTATCACTATTTTCAAAGACGGGGAAGAAACGATGGATGGCGAAATCCATCATGGAAAGCCTGTATTCGTAAAGTTCGATAAGTTACTGCCGGACAGCGTTCGCGGAAAAACGCAGATGGTTGTTGGCGAATTTGTCTGCGACAAAATCTATGAAGTTGCCCCGCTGAATCATACACCGGATGATTTTGAGCAGCAGGCGTGCATGGACAGAGACCAGATTTGGAAATATCTGCACGGTCAAGGCTGGGCGTGGCATATTTCAGAATTGAAGATTTATGACCAGCCGAGACCGCTGGAAACATACACGCGGCTGTTACAGACAGGATGTTGTTTTGAACCGCTCAAAGTCAAAAGGGCACCCCAAAGCTGGTGCTATGTGGAGGATGCAGAATGTACGTCATGAACAAAAAATGGGACTCCATCACGAACATTGCCCAGTGCACCAGCGTGTATGTGAGTCCTGAGCACGAAATCAAGGCTGTTCCTACGGGCGGCGGTGCGGTGTATCGGCTGGGACAGTATGAAACCGCAGAAATTGCCCGTGCTGTGCTGAATGACCTGTATATGCACATTTCGACTGGCTGTGTCTACCAGATGCCGAATGACCAGCGAGCGCTGGTGCTGGCCCGCGGAATGAGCGACGAACGGCCTGACAAGTTTGCCGGGAATGGTAAGAAGCCGGTGCGCAGGGGAGGATCCTGATGACTAAGAGACATCATTATAACCGAAAAGGCCAACCACAGAAGCGGTGCAATCCCGACACTTGCCCGAACTGTATGTACATTGGAGAGGGCGACAGCTGGTGCGACAAAATTGGTGAAATTGTTCTTTCTGACTGGGAGCCTACGGATTATTACATGGGGTGTTGTAAGGGGGCAAGAGCAAATGAAAGCACACATCGAGCCTAAGAGCAAGGAATGCCCGTTCTGCGGCGCATCTACCTATGAGGTTATGAGTGGTACGGGCGTGAAATGTATTCGGTGCACCAATAAGAGAACTTGCGGTGCCATCGTCAGTTTCAACAACAAAGACTGTGATGAACGCGGAGTTTCCCCGGTTAAGTACTTCAATCGGCGGACGGAAAGGAGTGAATAAGGGTGCCGTGCTATGAGGTCGCAATCGAAGCAAGAAAAAATGATACGGCAGAAAAATGTATATTTTCTGCATGGATTCGTGGAGAAAACACTCCGAAAGCTGTAGAAGAAGCCTTGCAGAAAGTAGCTTATGAGCACCCCGATTTTGGAATGCTGCGCCCGGTATGCGTAGAAGAGCAAAAACCGGTAGCAGCGTGTTGGCAGGAAGCATCGGCACCTCGCCGGCAGTGGAAAATAGTTCATAAGTACAAAGTGGAATATAGATCCCCAGTGAGTAATAAGGAACTGCTCAAAAAATCTTATGTGTGGGCAGTATCCGCAGAAGAAGCTGTGGGCTATGCAAAAGAGAATGTTGGAATTTCGGGACTTATAGTGAATGCGGAGGAATCTAATGAATCTGATTCGTGAAATTTTCTTTAGTCCGATGGTCGTGGATGCGGCCGGAATTATCCTGATCGTGGCCGCATTGCCCATGGCGGGCTGGTCCTGGGCCGTGAATCACATGGCGGGCCCGAAGGTCAAAAATGCAAAGGAGGGCACATGAAAGCACATCTGGCGTTCCTGTGCAATGGCCGGTGCCAGTGGTGTAAGAACTATTGGAACTGCAGCAAAACAAAAAGGCTCTTGGCAAAAATTTGGGGGTGCAAAGATTGGAGATGGCAAAACAGATGAAGAACATTCGCCAGCAGCGGGCCGATGAACGGGATAAGACGGCGCAGATCTTCACTTGGTGTATGGTAGTGGCCATGCACCAGGAAGAGGGCATTGGAGCTACGCGCCTAGAGCGGGCCTGTAATGAAATGCACGAGTTTCAGCAGCGGTACAAAACAAAAATCCTGACCGAGAACCGCAAAAGCGCAACAGATGCTATGCGGGAGGACTTGAAGGGCATCTGCGATTTCGAGATCCGGCTTCCGCAGACTAAAGCTCCGCGCAACCGCAGGGAAGAACAGATCCGCATGGCTCAGAATGAGGGGGCGGAAATTGCATGGTTGGTTATGGCGGCGACAACGCACCTGACCTTCGGTTTCGGTAAGGAACGGCTTGCCCGCCTGAAGCGGGAAACGCTGGATAATTACCGGCAGTACATCGGATGGGTAGAGCAGGACGGTGAAGCCTACGCAATGGAGCTGCTTCGCCGCTGTTCGGAACAGGCTTTGCAGGAAGAACTCAAAGTCAACGATATGCGGGAAAGCAAGAATCATATCCTGCCCGGTGGCTTCGCAGAGACCCAGAGTGCGGGTATGCTGTGGGCGATGGAGGCCGTATCGGCTAAGATGGCGGCTGAGCGGGGCATCAAGCGTGTGCCGCTGGCGGTTCTGAGTCAGAGCGAGGTGACCCGCAGGATGAAATCTATCTGAGTAATAAAAAAGAGGACCGCTTGCGCAATCCCCCGATAGAGCAAGTCTATTATACCTAAATTGATGTATTTTGGCAACGATAGAACAGGAGGGTGCGCAAAATGACTATCCCGGAAGAAATGATGGCCGTTATTCAGGAAACCGCAAGAAAGGCTGCTCGTGAGGGCGCCAAGGAAGTTATCGCAGAACAGACCCGCAAAGCCGCAGGCCGCTGTGACCGCCGACTTCGGAACACGAAGCTGTTGCTGAAAAACTATCGGATGTTCAAGAAGCACTGCACGGGCGCGGTCTATACGGACGAAACGGGTGACCATGACGGCAAGGAAGAAGAAACTGCGCTGGAACTGCTTGATATGATGCTTCAGCGCAATAACGCGATTACGGTCGAATCGATCCGCAACTCCTGCCGCCGTACAAAAATCATGGTTCGTCATATTGATTCGATGCTGGCCCTGTACGAGACGTACTGCGAACAGAGCAAGAATGAGGCTCATAAGCGCGGCTACCGCATCATCAAAGCGATGTACATTGACGACGAGGCCAAGTCCATTGAGCAGCTTGCGGCGCTGGAGGGCGTGAGCACCCGTCAGGCATACCGAGACCACGATGCGGCCGTTGAAAAAATCTCGGCGCTCATGTTCGGCATTGATGCCTTGGACATGGAGTAGGCCGATGTCAAAATCATGTCATTTACACGGCATGAAAAATGTGGTAGAATAATACCGTAAAATTCTAATCATAGCGCATTGCCCGCCCGGTTTCGCCACCGAGCGGGTATTTTTATGCCCGGAAAGGAGGCAGAAAACCGCCGCTCCCCAATTTGACCCGCAACGCCAGCGGGATAGCAAAGAAGGGAGAAAAAATGAATCAGCAAGTAGTGTATCAGGATATTTCGCAGATCCATCCCTATGAGAACAATCCCCGGAACAACGAAGCGGCCATTGAGCCTGTTGCGCAGAGCATCAAGCGGTTTGGCTTCCGTGTCCCCATCCTCATCGACGGAAAAGGAACTATCATCGCAGGACACACCCGCTATGAGGCCGCAAAACGGCTTGGCATGGACAAAGTGCCGTGTATTCGGGTCGATGACCTGACGGATGAGCAAATCCGCGCATACCGCATCGCAGACAACAAGGTGGCCGAGGCTTCTTCGTGGAATGATGATGTTCTCCGCGCCGAAATGGACGCGCTGAAAGCCTTGGACGTTGATTTGACGGACACGGGTTTCAGCGAGGTGGAGCTTGATGGGCTTCTTCGGGAAGTGGAGGATGCCGACTTCGAGGAGTTCTTTACGGAACCCGTCCAACAGCCGCCCAAAGCGGCCGATGCAGAGCAGAGCGCCGAGACCCAGCAATCTACCCAACCGGAATCTTCTCAGCTCGCTGTGCCGCAGCAGAGCGGCTCTAAGCTCATCCAATGTCCGCATTGCGGAGAATGGTTTGAGACATGAGGCTATGTCTGGCAGGTACATTCCCGGCCGAGAAGATTGTGAAAGAGTACCATCCAGAATATGTTCTGGAGAGCTTCTTTTATATCCGACCATGGCAAATCGAAGAGATTCCAAAATGGAAAATGTTCCTGCTCGACAGCGGGGCGTTTACTTTTATGCACGGCATAGAAGCGTCTTCAAAGCCAGTAGATTGGGATGGCTACCTGAGTCGGTACATCGACTTTATCAACCGCAACAACGTGCAGCATTTCTTCGAGCTGGATGTGGATTCCATCGTAGGTTATGACGCCGTAAAACGCATGAGAGCGCGCCTTGAAGCAGAGACAGGAAAGCAAAGCATTCCAGTCTGGCATCGCTCCCGTGGTCTGGACGAGTTCAAGCGCCTGTGCATGGACTATCCCTATATCGGCATTGGCGGCTTCGCAATCAAGCACATACAGCCCAGCGAGTACGGCTATGTCCGTCGTTTGGTGCAGTATGCAAATTCTTGCGGGGTGCGGGTGCATGGTCTGGGGTACACCAAAAAGGATGCAGTGAGTTTCGGCTTTTACAGTGTGGACAGCACGACATGGACTACACAGGTCAATTTCGGAGGGTTGTCATACTTCAATGGCACAGAGATGGTCGTGGTCAGACCGCCCAAGGGGATGATCGGCGCAGACTATCGCCGTCGCCGGGAGTACTCGTTGAGAGAGTGGATAAAGTACCAGAAATACCTTGATACGAAAGGAAAATGGCGTGGATAAAGAAATCGTCTACCGCGTCGAGGATGGCATGGACAGGGAAAAGATTCTCTGCACTACCTACCAGATGCGGAATTTTTATATGCAGTTCAGAGATGGCTTTTTCACCAATCTGGACGTTATGAACTATATCCAGCACCTTGCCGCTGCGCATATGGCGAAAAAGGGGATGAACGTGCTGGATGTGTGCTGCGGCCGCTCTCTGATGCTCCCGCTGTTGCGCTACTACGCAAAGGACATTGCATCCTACACTGGAGTGGACATCAGCAAGGCGAACATCAAGGAAGCGATGCGCGGTGCAACTGCAAAGAACCTCGAACCCAAGGATTTGGCCTCCTACTACCCGTTCCGGGTGGGTTGGAAGCTGGGCAACGTTGCTGAGATGTCGAAAGTCATCCCGGCGGGGTTTGCCGATTTTGTGATTTACACCTCTGCCATTGAGCATATGCACCCTACGGACGGCGCAAAAAGCCTTGCAGAATGCTACAAGGTGATGAAGCCGGGTGCAAAGATGTTTCTCTCCTGTCCGAACACCCCTGGCAATGGGTATCAGACCCAGTACCGCGCTCATGTCTATGAGTGGGGCTACGATGAACTGAAAGCCAAGCTGACCGAAATCGGATTCAGTATTGTGCAGGAGGTCGGTTTGGTCACCAGCGTCCGCGAAATGGATGAGTTTTATTCTAAGCAGCCGCCGGCGCTCAAGGATTTCTATGAACGCATGAAGTCCTATGTCCCGTCTGCGTTCCTCACAGCGTTTATGGCTATCCCATTCCCGCGTGAGGCGAAAGAGCTGCTGTTCATCGTCCAGAAGCCGAAAGGAGAGGAAAATGCCTAAGTTCAAGAATGAGTATGGGGTGTCGAAAATCAAATACACCCAGAAGTGCAGGTGCTTTTGCCCTATTGGAAAGGCAGACTACACGAACAACTTCACTGTGACCATCACCCCGAAGAAGTGGATCCCGGACTACTGCGAAATCGATGAGTTCATCCGCGAGCAGCTGGATGGTAAGAGCCTTGTCATTGAGGACGCCGCCTGCAAGCTGAAGCAGTGGCTCACGGGGGAGATTCATCCCTACTGGGTCGAGGTCGAGTCGGATGTGACCGACGGTGTGCACGGCCATGTAACGGTAACAGTGTAAGGGAGGGGCGCAAGATGAAAAATACTCGTGCTCTTTGCCAGACCGCCGTTGTTGCAGCATTGTATGTGGCGCTGACCACCTTGAACCCCCTGTCGTGGGGTGCAATCCAATTCCGGGTTGCAAATATGCTCTGTGCACTCCCGTTCAAGGACAAGAAATATGCCCCGGCGGTTCTGCTGGGAATCGCAATCGCAAACGCAACCAGCCCGTTTGGGCCTGTCGATGTGGCCTTTGGCCTGATGGCTGAGGGCGTGGCGTATCTCCTTGTTGTTTGGGGGCCGTGGAAAAAGCTGGGGATTTTGTGGAAAGCTGTTATCCTCTCTTTGTCCGTGGCTCTGTTCATCGGGGTGGAGCTGTACGCAATGGTGGGAGCGCCGTTCCTGCTGACGGCCGCAGGGCTGTTCGTTGGCACTTTCTTGGCCGTGGAACTCGGCAACATGGTGATTTCTAAAACCGCTCTTGCAAGAATCGTGTAAGAGGGGGGCGCGGCGCTGGCTCTGCAAAGGGTCGGCGCTTTTTCTTTGGAACAACATAACCGTCAGGCCAAATACCGGGCGAGCAGAACAAAGAGGGATAGTGGTGGCGATGTAGATGGAAACGCGAGACAAGGCGTTCACCCTTTATAAGAAAGGGATGGGATGCACCGAAATCTCAAAGAAGCTGGGCGTATCGCTGAACACGGTCAAGTCTTGGAAAAAGCGGTATTGGGATGCACAAAAGGGTGCACCCAAGAAGCGCACCCCGTCGCACCCAAAGGTTGCATCTTCAAAATGCACCCAGCAAGACCCGGCGGCTCAGCCTGAGAAGAAACCGAATCTCGGCGGCGCGCCGAAAGGGAACGTCAATGCTGTTGGCAATCATGGCGGGGCACCGCCGGGAAATCAGAATGCGCTAAAGCACGGCGGTTGGTCTGCTGTGATGTTTGGCGCGTTTTCCGAAGAAAACCAGAAAGCTATACAGGACTGCACGAAAGACGTGGATGCAGAGGACCTGCTGATACAGGAGCTTCAACTGCTGACCGCCCGCGAAGCATTTCTGCTCCAGCGCATTACGGCGGCTCAGGAAAAGAAGCAGCACATCCAGTCGGTGCATACATCAAAATCCAGCAGGTCTTTTACCCGGCTGGATGAGGATAAAGAAAAAGAGGCCCACGACAAGGAGGTTTACATTGAGCGGATAGATGCAAAGGTGCAAAGGGAAGAGCGCCTTCCTGGCACCAGCGTTGAGACATCAACCACCACCGAATCAAGCTACCTTATCGTGGAGCGCTTAGAGCGGCTGTTGACCGATGTACAGCGCCAGAAGTCTAAGGTGATACAGCAGCTTGCCGACCTGCGCAGAATGAGCAACAGCGGCAAGAATGAGCTGGTAGACGACTGGGTAGCGGCAGTCGAGGCGGCGGACGCAGAAGTGGAGGGTGAAGACGATGGCGCTGAGACAACGTGAAGTCTTCGCCAAACGGCTCCCGCTGTACCGCAAAGACCCCTGCTTGTTCTTCAAAGAGGTCACACGCTTCAAGCCGGATAGATGGCAAAAAGAAGCGGCCACGGCCATTGCACAGCACCGCAAAGTTTCCATCCGTTCAGGACAGGGCGTTGGAAAAACAGCTTTTGAAGCAAACTTGGTGCTCTGGTTTTTGGCTTGCTTCCCGTATCCCCGCGTCGTGTGCACGGCACCGACCCGCCAGCAGTTGAACGATGTGCTCTGGGCTGAGATTGCCAAGTGGCAGGAGCGCAGTCCTGTCTTGCAGGCCATGCTTGTATGGACAAAGACCCGTGTCTACATGAGAGGACATGAGAAACGCTGGTTCGCTGTGGCCCGTACAGCCACTAAGCCAGAGAATATGCAGGGCTTCCACGAAGACAATATGCTTTTCGTGGTGGACGAGGCATCTGGCGTTGCTGACCCCATCATGGAGGCTATACAGGGCACATTGTCCGGCGATAACAACCGCTTACTGATGTGCGGAAACCCAACGCAGAACACTGGCACATTCCACGATTCGCACACCGTGGACGCCCAGTCCTACTACTGCATGAAGGTGTCCAGCAGGGACAGCCCCCGCACGAATAAGCAAAATATCGCTGACTTGGAGCGAAAGTTCGGCAAGAACAGCAATGTGGTCCGCGTCCGTGTTGACGGCGAGTTCCCGGAAAATGAGGACGACGTCTTTATTCCGATGGCGCTTGCCACAAAAGCGGTCAATACTGAACCGCTTGAGCACAGCATTCCGGCCAGAATCTCCATTGGGTGCGACGTGGCCCGCTTTGGCAACGACGACACCGCCATTGCGAAGAACATTGACGGGGACATTAAAAAGCTGGTCACGCGCCACGGCCAAGACCTGTACGCGACAGCCGATGACATTATCGAAATGTACAAGGCCCTGCGCACAGCGTATCCGCAGTATCGCGGTCTGATCTATGCGATTATTGACGATACGGGTGTGGGCGGCGGAGTGACGGATATTCTCAACAGGGAGAAGATTCGGCAGAAGCTGAACAAACTCATGGTTGTTCCTGTCAATTTCTCGTCTGCTGTTCCTGACAAGGAAGCCGCCGGGAGATATGCCGATATTTCAACATGGATGTGGGCTGTCCTGCGCGACATGGCGGCGTCTGGTCTCCTGCATTTGCCGGATGACGCGACCTTGATAGGTCAGCTCACGACCCGCAAGTACATCTTCAGCGGCGCGCCCTCCAAGCTGAAACTTGAAAGCAAAGAGGCGCTAAAGAAGCGCGGCCTGACCAGCCCGGACCGGGCTGATGCAGTTGCGCTGGCATTATACGAGGGCGGAATTTTTGATGTCCACAGCCTGATTTAACGTAATCGGAAAGGAGAAAGCGTGAAAAAAGTTATTCCCGGAAAAATTAAAACACAGCTGCGCCTTGACGGTTACTATAATGTGCTGAACAAGTACGGCACCCAGCACGACAGCACGGAGTACTACCAGTGGGCGTCGGGCTCTGCGGTAAGCGATACGGAGCTGGCTGATCTCTATGCAGGAAACGGGTTGTTCTCAACCATTATTGATGCCCCGGCGGATGACGCAACCAAGAACGGCATCGACCTCGGCATCAAGGACAAAGACTTGCAGAAACAGCTCGACAACCACTTGCAGACCATCCGATACCAGAGCAAATTTGCCAAGGCTTTGCGCTGGGCGCGGCTTTTTGGTGGCGCTGCTGTGGTGATGCTGGTTGACGACGGGCGGCTCCTGCAGGATCCTTTGAACTGGCGTGACGTGCACGGCGTCGAAGAGCTGTTGGTATATGGCCGCAACGAAATGTATCCTCTTTGGGTCAATGGATATGAGAACAACCCGGACGATGAGGATTACCGCCGGGGCGGCACTGGCATCCCGGAGTACTACCAAGTCAACAGCGTGTACGGCAACTATGTTGTGCATTCGTCCAGATGTCTTGTTTTCCATAACTCGGACATCCCGGAAAGCTCCACTATGGCTAATCTCTACCGCACATGGGGCATCCCGGAGTATCTGCGCATTCGTGAAGAGCTGAGAAATGCCAGCATAGGCCCCGGCTATTCTATTCGCCTGCTGGAGCGGCTGTCGATGGTGACCTACAAGATGAAGAATCTTGCTGGTGTGCTTTCCACGGCAGACGGCGAGGATACGGTTCTTCAGCGTATGGAAATGCTTGACCTTGCCCGTAATCTGCTGAACATGGTCATTATTGATGCCGACGGCGAGGATGTGGGCGTTCAATCCCTGTCTGTTGCTGGCGTTAAGGACATTCTGGACAATGCCTGTGCGATGTTGTCTGCTGTATCTCATATCCCACAGACGCGGCTTTTTGGGCGTTCCCCGGCGGGCGAGAATGCCACTGGAGAGAGTGACCTTGAGAATTACAAGGAATTCGTCGGGGGTCTCCAAAACGGTGACCTCCGCGATAACACCCGTACCCTCGTTGAGCTGATTCTTCGCGGCATGGTTTGGAACAGGGAAGTCAAGGAGATACCTGAGTACACCGTGACCTACAAGAGCGCGTGGAGCCCGTCTGACGATGAAAAGGCAGCACAAGACCAAGCTGCTGCTGCGGCACAGCTCACCAGAGCACAGACCGCTGGCACATACGTCACAAATGGAATTGTCGAAGCTGAAGAAGTTCGCCGCGCGATGGTTCGTGACGAACAGTTTGACCCAGAGAACATTCTCACGGAAGCGGACATTCACCAAGACTGGGGACTTGGCGGAGCCGATACCCAGCAGGAAGCCGCTGATAACCAGCAACAGAATGCCGCGGATGCCAGCGGTCTTGTTACCGATGAAGGAGACTGCGGCTATGTGGCGGGCTTTGTCGTGCAGGACGGCAAGATCCTCTGCGGGCGCCGCTCTGATGGCCAAGGCTGGTGTGGCCCCGGCGGGCATATCGAGCCGAAAGAAACGCCGGGGGTGGCCTTCCGCCGGGAAGCCAAAGAAGAGTTTGGAATTGACGTTGGAAATATTACCTATCTTGGTAACTGTAAAGGAAAACCAGAAGAAATCCTCCCTGTGCAGATATACCGCGTCAACGACTATGCGGGAATCCCGGTGTGCGATCAGGAAGAGATGTTCACTGCCACATGGTTCACCCCAGAACAGATTCTTGCCCAAGAGGTCCCCGGCGGGCTGGTGTTCGACCCATTCCGCAGGAGCGTGGAAGAATATCTTGAACAACTGGGCCTGACGCTGGATGACTTCGACCCAAGCAAACACAAGCGCGATGAGGATGGAAAGTTCTCCAGCATGGGGAACGCAACGTCAAAAGATGAATCGGGCAAGGAAAATTCGTCAAAAGACTTGAATGATTCCCAAAGTCATGCTAAAATAAATTCTAACGCAGTTTCGGCAAAAGGCGCAAACGCTTTCAAAGTGAAAGGGTTTCCAAACAAGCAGAAGCTGAATAACCACTGGCAAAACGGAAGAACCCACGCCGCCGAGTACGCTCCCGATGGCATTACGACAAAGGAGCAATACGAAAAGCGGGCGGTTCAACTTCTGGAAAGCCCCTGCGGGAACGGCATCAAGGGCTATAAGACAAAAGATGGCCTTATATGCCGATACGATTCAAAGAAAAATGACTTTGCGAAAGGCTCCCCGGAGAAAGGCGTAAGAACGATGTTCAAGCCCGATGATGGGGAAGAGTATTATAGACGCCGACTTGAGGCTGAGGGAATAGAGAACGATGAATGACGAAACCATTTGCCCGCTGTGTGGGCAGCATCACTTTGAAGAGAACGATGATTTTGAGGAATGCCCCGTGTGCGGTTGGGTAAATGACGGCGTACAGCGCGCAGATCCCGATTATCGCGGCGGGTATAACCGCATCAGCCTGAACGAAGCAAAAAAGAAATTTGCCGCAGGCAAAAAGGTGTTTGATTAACAACAACGGCGTTGAGAGCCTTTGCAGGTGACGCGAGAGCGTCCTTTGCGAAGGCTTTTTTTGTTTGCAGTCATAGCTCAGTTGGTAGAGCGCCTGCCCTCCAAGCAGGATGCCGCGGGTTCGAGCCCCGTTGACTGCTCCATATCGAGGGTTGGCCAAGTTGGATAAGGCATGGGCCTTTGACTCCCAGACCGCCGGTTCGAGTCCGGTACCCTCGACTTATGCTGGTGTAGCTCAGTTGGACAGAGCAGTTGATTTGTAATCTTCAGGTCGTGGGTTCAAATCCCACCCCCAGCTCCACCCGCCGTACACCGTAATCGGCACCTCGATGGCATGAGGAAGCGCCGACCCCGCTCCCAATAGACCGCTGCGAAGTGTTCTGGCCTGTTCCATGACTGAGCCAGCGCGGGACCATATGCCGCGTTCCTTCCGCTTCGCCTTGGACGGATGCGCGCTGTAAGCAAAAGGTCAAACCCATTCAAGTGCTGCATGCCATGAACGTAAAGGCCCTGCATCTTCAATGATGCAGGGCCTTTTTGATGCCGGCAGAGGGAAGATTCCCGGAAAGATAAAGAGGTGTTTATGCCAGTGAGAAACAACGGCCCCGGCGGATACAGTCGGGCTTCTACGACAAGAAAATCAAAGATCGAGCCGGAATACCCGCAATGGGCAGAAAGTAAGATGCGGGCCATTGAGAACAGGCGCTTAAAAGAGCTTCAAGCTGTGGTGCGCGATTCAATGCCTGAGATACTGGCCATTGCCGCGGATGAAATGGATACGGCTTCTGAAAGCATCAGAAAAGATGGATACAGCGACATGGTGCGCCGCATCCAGAACAGGTTCCGCATTATGCGTGATCGGCTCAGTCGGCGGCTGAAAACCGACCCGTTGGAACGTGATGTCCGCCGCTGTGCGGATTATACAGACCGCCGCCAGCTCCAAGAATGGCAACGCAGTGTCCGGGCCACACTCGGCATCGACATCAGCAAGGACTTCTTCATTGGTGAGCGGTATGAGCAGATGCTTTCAAGGTGGGCGGAGCAAAATGTTTCTTTCATAACCAGCATCGAGAGCGATTGCTTTGATGACATGGAGAAAATCATTATTGACGGCTTTACAAAGGGCCGAACACCCGCCGCAATTTCAAATGAGATACAGCGGCGCTTCGATGTGACCAAATCGAAAGCGAACCTTTTGGCCCGCGACCAGATTGGAACATTGAGCGCAGACCTGACTCGCACTCGGCAGGAGTCCGCCGGGGTAAAGGAGTACATCTGGCGTTCGTCCGGCGACGAACGTGTGCGCGCGTGCCATCGTGAACTTGATGGTAAGACGTTTCGTTATGATGACCCGCCAGCAATGTGGTACATGACGAAGCGAGGAAAAATCTACACCGGGAGACACTGCAACCCCGGCGAGGATTACCAGTGCCGCTGTGTTGCAAAACCCGTTTTTGACTTTAATAGGCTCAATTCTCAAGCCTTTAAGGAGAAGAAACAATGAATCAGAAAAATCCGCCGCAAGTCCTTCGGAACGAAATGCGCGCTGACAGCGTGCCTGTCGATGAGCATTACAGCACCGAGGGATATTTTTATGATAACCCCATCCTGACCCGCACGGGCATCTTCAAGTACAAGCTGGAAGATGGTTCGGAACGTCGAGAACTGCGCAGGCCGGAAGATGTGTTTGACCCGGCGAGCCTTGCAAGCTATGAGGGAAAGCCCATCATCATTACCCACGATGCGCAGGCGATAGACAAGAACAATGCCCGCCGGGAGAGAGTGGGAACAATCCTGACTCCCGGACAGCAGGACGGCGAGACCGTCCGTGCCAAAATCGTCATTGACGACCCCGATGCTGTAAAGGCGTCTGGCCTGCGCGAGCTGTCCGTTGGATATTATCAGGATCTTATCATGGAACCCGGAGAGTGGGAGGGGGAGCCTTACGATGCAATCCAGACCCACATCCGCGTGAATCATCTTGCGCTGGTTGCCGTCGCCCGCGCCGGAGATGATGCAAGACTGAACATGGACGGCCAAGACAATGGAGGTACTGACCCTATGGATGACGAGAACAAGAAGACCTGCACCACCATGGACGACGATGCTACCGTGGAACCCGATAAACAGACTGCGGATGATGGCGAGGGCGCTTCCCCTGCGGCTTCGCCCCTTAACCCTGCTGGCATCGAGGCGGCTATCAAGGCATATCTGGCCGCTACTGGCGGTGCAACTGCTGACGATGAGAACGACCCGGCGGCGGGTGGTGACCCCACCAAGCCGACTGAGGACGATGGTGAAGAGAATGCCACCACACCCGACGTTCTGGCGGACATTACGGCCCGCCGGGATGCAATGGAGGATGGTCCCGCAAAGTCCGACATCAACACCCTGCTGTCCATGCTGGAGGCCGAAAAAGCCCGTGCGGATGCCGCTGAAGACGATGTCAAACAGCCGCCCACAGAAGATGAGGACGACGCCTCTGACAATGACAGCGGCCAGCTGAACCATGACAGTCTCGACGCCATCGTCAAGAAGAAGGTCGGACAGCGCATGGAGCTGTGCTGTCTGGGCAACAAACTGCATCTGGATGGCATGGACACCCTGCCTGTGATGCAGGCAAAGAAAAAGGTCATCAGAACTGTTCTTCCCGGTATGCGTCTGGACGGGAGAGGCAACGCATACATCAACGCGGCTTTTGACATTGCCAAGGGCAAGGTCAATGGCCGCAAGACCGTGAACGATCAGCGTCGGCAGGTGTTCAATGCGGATTCCGCAAATGCGGCAACCCGCAATACGAACGCCAAAAATGACCCCGACGCCGCTCGTACCCGCATGATCCAGCGTCACGCTGGCGAAAAGGAGGACTAAGCTATGAGCAATATGGCTGTACAGATGAATTACGGTGAGCCGAGCCGCGGCATGCCCGGTGGCCTCTATGACCGGGCCGAGTATGAAGCCGTGACCCGCCGCAACAGCGCAGAGGATGAGGCGCTGTGCTTCGGATACGGTGTCGTGCAGGGTGCAGAGCCGGGAAAGGACATTGCGCTTCCTGCAACGGACGTAACTGCTGACAAGTTCGAGGGCGTTGTGATGTACAGCGCCAATGTCGAGATGGACGATGATGGTGCCGTACTCCTGCGGAAGAACCAGATCGTCGATGTCTGCCAGTCCGGCAAGCTGTGGGTGCAGCTGGTCGATTCGGTGGAGCCTGCCTATGGCCAGCCCGTGTACCTTGTGACCACTGGCACAGACGCCGGAAAGTTTACCCCGACCAAGGGAACCAATCTGGCAGTGAAGGCGCGCTTCATCGGCGCGGCCGTGAACGGCATCGCCCCTGCCCAGTTCGTGACTCAGCTTTAAGGAGGTAGGAACCTATGTCTAAATTCAATCCTTTCGACCCCGCAAACGGTTACAGCGAGGAGGACCGCGTCGCTCTGGAGACGAAGTGCGCCTCGCTGATTAACCGCGCCTATCGGAACCCGTTCCCTGGCGCTTCGCTTCGTCACGATGGTGCGGACAATGCAGGTATCTTCTTTGCCAAGCAGCTGGCGCACATCAAGACCAAGGCATACGACAAGGAGTTCCCGGAGCTGTCCGGCCTGAAGCTGTTCCCCCAGACAAGCGATACGGATGAGGGTGCAAGCTACATCGAGTACTACTCCTATGAGCCTGTCGGCTTCGCTGCCATCATCGCGAACTACGCTTCGGACCTGCCCCGTGTTGATGTGAAAGGCACTCCCCATCGTGCCGAAATTGTCAACATCGGTGATAGCTACGGTTACAACGTGCAGGAGCTGCGCGCATGCCGCCGGAACGCCGTTCTGGGCATTATGAAGTCTCTGGATGCTGTCCGCGCCGAAGCCGCCCGCCGGGTCTATGATGTCAAGGTGAACCACCTGATCTGGAACGGCGACGAGAAGGCAAAAATCGTCGGTATCCTTTCTTCGGATAACAATATCCCCGTCTACACACTGCAGAACGGCGCTGGTGGCAAGGCTGACTGGGCAAGCAAGACTGCCGATGAGATCGCCGCCGACATTGCCGGCATCCTGAACTATATCGACACTCTGACCCAGAGCGTTGAGCACCCGGATAGCTGGGTTATGCCGAATGACCTGTACACTGCTCTGAACCTGCGCCGCATTGACGGTACTGGTGAGTCTGTGCTGTCTTACATCAAGGAGCACACTCCCCAGATCAAAAACTGGGAGACTGCTGGCGAGCTGTCCAAGAACAACAAGGACTACAACACCACCGAAAAGAACATCGGCCTGCTGTACACCAAGGATGCCGATAAGATGTACCATGATGTGCCTATGGCGTTCCTCCAGCATGCGCCGCAGGACCGCAACCTCGAAATCGTCATCAACTGCGAGGGCCGCGACGCTGGCATGGTTATTCCTTATCCGCTGTCCGCCTGCCTCGTCTACGGTCTGTAAGAAAGGAGCCTGCTTATGAAAATCAAGAATATCAGCGTAAAGCCGATTTGCATTGGCAATGTCTCTCTGCTTCCTGGCGAAACTGCGCAGGTCGGAACCGTCTATGCCGATGCTGTGGCGTTCTACATCAGCATGGGCTATGTGCAGGAGGTCGCAGAGAAGAAGACCCGCGGCAAGGCAAAGGCTCCCGATACGGAGCCTAATACCGTTGCAGAGGAAGCCGCAGAGGACGAGTCCTGATGGACACCGTCGATGTGGCGGCGATCACCAAAATCGTGAAGATGGTGGGAGCTGAGTTCAAAGGGGCGTCCGATGAGGATATCAAGTTCTGGATTGAGCTTCAAGCCCCTGTTATTTCCCGAAAGAAGTTTGGCGCTGATTATAATTTGGCGCTGGCTCTTTTAACGTGCCACGCCATGAAGATGTCCGGCAGCGGCGACAACTCGCTGGGAACCATCGCCAACACTGGACGCCTTGCCAGCGTATCCGAAGGTGGCGTAAGCATTTCCTTTGCGACGTCTACTGCGGGAACAACGGGGGACGCAGCCTATCAGCTCACATCGTATGGGTTGCAGTTCATCGAGATTCGGAACAGGCATATCGTTCCCATTATGATTCGGTAAGAGGGTGAATGTATGGCTATTGCCAGAGAATTTGGGCTCGACCTGACCCCGGAGGGAAGAGCGGCACTGTCAATGCTGGATGAACTGGAGGACATCGTTGTTGAGGTCGGATACCAAGCCGATCAAACGGCGATTGACGGCGAGACCTCGCTGGCAGAGATTGCCTATTGGAATCACTATGGGACTTTGCATAAGGATGGCTCCGTGATGATCCAGGCACGTCCATTCATGGATGCACTTCAAAAGCACCCCGATGAATTGGCGGAGTTCTCACAGCAAGCGGCGTCGAACCTCAATACCGCCGAAACTGTAGCGAGTGCAATCGGCGCTCAAGCTAGTTCTATGATTCAGGACGCTATCAGAGACGAAGATTGGACGCCTAATGCGCCGATTACGGTTGAGGGTGGATGGATGGTAAACGAGTACGGCAAGAATGGCCCTGTCCCAGTCCATATTGACGGAAAAGGCTCTACAAAGCCTTTGATTGACACTGGAACCATGAGACAGCAGTGCGGATTTCGCCTCGTGAAAGGGGAAAAATGAACATCTTCAAACGGTCTTACAAAGTGCGGCGGTACGGAAGAACCAGCTGGGAAGATGGTGTGGCGTCCGCCGGGTATGAGGATGTGCAGCTTATGCTGGATGTTCAAGCCAAGACGAGACGGAACCAAGATGACCCGGCGGGCCGGACGACCGCGGGAACGCTGACGGTGTACAGCGACATGGAGCTTCACCCGGCGGAGTCTGACGATCAGACGGACGGTGACCGCTTGTTCTACATGGGCAAGTGGTACGTCTGCAAGTCGTCGATTTACTGGGGGAACACTATTCTGTCGCACTGGATTTCGGAGTTTGAGGCGGTCGATGGCGAGAATGAAAGGGGGAAGAGGGACGATGACGGAAGCTGAGTGCAGGGCCGAGATTCGTAAGTTTTTCATGGAGCTTTACCCTGCCTGCACGGTCATTTACTCTTACCCCGGCAATGCGGCCCGCCCGCCTGCGCCCTACGTCGTGCTTGACTTTGATGCCGCCGACAGTTCTCAAATTGACGAATACGTAGATGATGGGATTTTGCAGCAGACATGGTACATGAGCATGCCGTTTTCTGCGGAGCTGGTTGCGCAGAGCAAGGTGGTTCATGGCGGCGGAGTAAAAAAGGCTCTTCTGTCAACGGCTGTTGATGACCTTGCCCAGAGTATCCGCTTTTTCCAAAGCTCCTACGCAGAAGATAAAATGCGTCTGCTGAACATTTCGGTAACGGCCACAGGAAACCCAGAGCAGATCCATAACAGCGTGTCCGGTGTGGAACGGGCGCGCTGTTCTTTTTCTGTGGATTTCGTTCAGAACACGAAGGAGTATGCAGCACTGCATCCACAGGACGGTGAGTACATTGCCGACCACGACAGCGCGGCATCGAAAGAACTTGCAGATATGCAGGCTGGATATTTCACAGAAGTTGAAATTGAACCACAAATCAAGGAATAAAGGAGTGAGAGCATGACCATTGACCAAATCATCAAGGTCGATATTGCCATTTCGGAAGCAATGGCAATCGACGGCGGCTATGACACCATTCTTATCATCGGCCCCCTGCCGAAAACTCCCGGCGGTCATATGACTCCCGATGTTGCTGGTTATACCGGTACGCAGGATCTGAAGAGTGCCGGCTTCTCGACGGACGACCCGGTTTATATCGCCGCATCCAAGGTCTTTGCCCAGTCGCCCAAAGCTACCATGGTGATGGTGGCTGTTCAGAAGACAACTTCCGGATCGGCGGAAAAGGTAGATGTTACTCTTGACCGCGCAAAGGCGGTTCCGGGCTGGTACTGCATCTGTCCGGCAGGCATCAAGGAGGATTTTTACCAGAGCATTGCAGACTGGACGGAATCCAATGAGAAGTTCTGCATCTGTGAGACTACGGGAATTTCCGCATCGCCTGTCTCCGATGCGATGTTCCGCACGGCCGTCATTCATGCAACGAAAGAAAACGACTGCGTGAATGCGGCATATGCGGCCAAGTTCTTGTCGTATGAGCCGGGCAGCGAACTGTGGGCGTATAAGTCCCTCAGCATGGTCGAGGCGCAGAGCCTGTCCACCACGGACATCGCCAGCTTGGAAAGCCGCAATGTCTCGTACTACACCACCATCGGCAGTCAGGCAATGGTACAGGGCGGCAAGGTGTCCGCAGGCGAGTGGATTGATACTATTCGCTTCCGTGACTGGCTCAAGACTCAGATTCAGCAGAATGTTATCAATTTGATGCTGTCTTTGCCCAAGGTTCCTTATACGGATCCCGGTATCGGGCTGGTTCAGAATGCCGTGACTGCGGCGTTGGATGCAGGCGTGGAAGCGGGTGGCATCGCACGGCCGTCTAGCGACGAAGCAACTGGAACTATTACCCCGTCCTATACCATTACCGTTCCGAAAGCTGCAGAGCTGGATGCGGCAACACGCAAGACCCGCGTGCTGCCGAAAGTGAAGTGGTCGGCACAGTTGGCTGGTGCGCTGATTGCAACGGAAATTGGCGGTACGTTGAACTATTAAGCGAAAGGAGATGTGTTAAATGGCTCGTGCCGATGTTCACGTTTATTCTTTTAAGAATGTCATCTGCGCAATCGGCTCCCATATGCCGAGCGGCTTTGCAGGTGATAACTGTATCACTATTACGCCGCAGGGTGACGGTATCACCGATGAGGCGGGCGCCGATGGCGAAGTCGTAGTCTCCAACTCCGATGACCCTCGCTATGAAGTTAAGATGATTTTTGTGTATGGTTCCAAGTCAAACGCAGTTCTGCGTAAGCTCTACAACCTGCAAAAGCAGTCCTCTGGAGGCTATTTCTTCCCGCTGATGATTCGTGATTTGGGAGATAACCCCCAGTTTACGGCATCTAAGGCATGGGTGTCCAAGCCCGCGCCCATCATGTACGGCGCAAAAGGCGGCAATCAGGAGTGGACCATCCGGTGTGTGGGCGAGTTTGCCCCGGAATAAGGAAAGGATGATGTAACATGAAAATGAAACGGATGGAGATGCGCGATATCTCCATTGGCGAATACCAGTTCAAGATTCGCCCGTTTGGAGCTAAAGATGCCCTCTATATTTTTGGTGACGTGGCATCTATTCTCCTGCCCATCCTCGGCTCTGTGGCTGTGGCAAGCGATGATAAGGATGCCGTTGAAATGGAAATGTTCGACGGTGTGGATTTGGACACGGAATCCTTGACGAAAGCGCTGGGCCGCATTAACGGAAAAGCGCTTTCTAAACTGGTTTCTGAGCTTATCATGGAGCACAGCAATGTGAGCTATCGAGACCCGGACAGAGGGTCTTATCAGCCTGTCACTGAGGATGAGTTCGATGAGATTTTCTGCCAGTACCTTGCAGGAGTGTTCTCGCTTTGCGCTGAGATTATCAAACTGAATTTCAGCGGTTTTTTCAAAGATGCGAGCACCCTCTTTGGAGGCCTTATCAAAGTGCGCCGGGGGGATCGCTCGAAGAATACGGAGAATTCGACAACGAACGAGTTACAGACCTCGAATGGGTAATGTATACCCTAATTCGTGAACGGGTCGCATCCATGTATGAGCTGACCTATGTTTACAATCTGGATGAGATGCTGAAGCTGTATGACCTGATTATGATGCAGCGCGACATTGAGTACAGTAGGAGCCAAAAAGAGAGAGGGGGTGAGTAAGTGCCAGCGGCAAGAGAGACGGTCATCGGAAAGTTTGTAAACCAGATTCTGTTCAAAGTTGATAAAAGCTCCATCAACGAGGCGAAAAGCGCCATTGGTGAGGTGAAAAGCTTTGCGGCTAAGGCTCTTGGCGTCATCGGAATTGGATTCTCTTTTACGCAGCTGAGCAGCATAGCAGAAGAATTTGGCGGCATTAACGATGTAATTCGCGGAGCAACCCGCGAGTTGGGAGACCAAGCAGAAATCCAGCAAAAGATTCTGCAAGGGGCTCAGGATTGCCGTGAAGAATACGGGGTTATGGCGGGGGACGTGACAAAGCTGGTGCAGCTGAACAGCAAACTGTTCCCGGTTGATGATGCCGTAAAGTTTGTTTCGCTTGTCGAAAAACTGGAAAAGGGATCCGGCAGAGAGACGAATCTTGACAGCACCATGAGCGTGCTGCAAAAGGCCATCTCTTCGGGCAAGCTGGACAAGTCTGGCTTTTCCAACTTAAAGACAGCAGCCCCAGAGGTTGTAAAAGCCATTTCGTCTGCAATGGGGGTGTCCGAAAAGCAACTTCAAAATCTGGCAGAGAGCGGAAAACTTTCCGCAAAGCAACTGAAAGAAGCGTTTTTCGCGGCGGAAAGTGACATTCAAAAGAACTTTGATGAACTTGGCTTTGGAATTGGAGACGCTCTTACCTATGCCAGAAATCAGTGGGGACTTTGGATTGCGAGCATGGACGATATGCTCAATATCACGACCCGCATTGGAACCGAAATAAAAAATATAAGTGATTTTCTGATAGGGAAAGCACAAAAATTCACATCGTGGCTCAAGAGTGTTTCGGATAAGCTGGGCGGCGTGGAACAGCTACTGAAGTTAATTGCGCTGGCAGCGGCGGCACTTTTTCTCGCAACAAACGGGAATAAGGTGCTGTCGTTCCTTGGCGGGGCCGTAAAGTTGCTAAAAGGATTTAATGTCCAAACGGCGCTCGCAGCCGCAAAATGGCTTCTGTTGTTCCTTGTGCTGGAAGATGTTTTTACTTTCCTGCAAGGCGGAGACAGCGTTTTTGGGCGACTCTTAAGCGATGCTGGCGTGGATGTCGATGCGCTCAGAGAAAAAATCTCGAATTTCTTCTCTGATGCAAAACAATTCGGAAAAAATGCCCTTGATAGTCTGAAGCAATTCTGGAGTGAGCATGGCGATAACGTGCTTGCAGTTCTGCAATGGCTGTGGCAGGGATGCGTTGACCTGACGGCGGATATTGTTACTTTGGGTGGCCACTTGTTCGACCTTCTGGGCGGTCTTATCACTGGATTTCAGACAGGAGATTGGACACAGTTTCTTCAAGGTTGCAAAGAGCTGTGGCAAGATTTTCTCGATATTTTGAACGGCATTGGACGAGCAGTTTTTGGTGAGCTGTGGGATCCGTTGGTGGGTTCCATGAACGACGCATGGAATCTGCTGAAAGGATTCTTTAGCTGGTTTGGAGACAAAATTCAGTGGGCGAGAAATCTCTGGAGTGGCGTTAAAGAATTCTTTAATGGTGCTGATTCTGATGACGAAGCGGGTGATAGCCAATCTGTAAAGCCAAAAGGTTCTGGAAGGGCAACTGGCGCAGGAACGGAAAGAAGACCTGCCAACAACACAGGGAATCCCGCGAAAAGCACGAACACGGAAGCAAATCGGAAAGCCACGAATGCCTTTATTTCTGGAGGCCGTCCAGTGTCTACCAGAACAGCGGCGCAGAAGCCTATATCCCAGACCACCAACAATAAGTCAATCAACGTGAAGCAGGAAAATAAGCAGCAGTACACATTCCAAGTCACGGAAAGAGCTGCTGCTGACCGTTTGAGTACTACGGTTCGTTCGCAGGAAACGCAGTCCACGGATGAATTGGCGAGAGCGTTGAATTACGGGAGGTGATGCGCTGTGCTGGCAAAGCAACCTGCATCCCTCGGCGGATTTGAGTTCGATGCAATCATCAAAAGGTCAGAAACGATGACCTGTGATGTGCCGGAGTATGCAACAGAGGAAGGATACTCCATTACGGACAACATCTGCCTAAAACCCCGTGAGCTGGAAATCGAAGCTATCATCACCAATAGCCCTGTCACATGGGCTGAGCAACACGCGGCATCATCGAGCCGTGTTGAGACGATGGTTGAAGAACTTCGCCAGCTGTGGCTGAAAAAGACTCCGGTTTCGTTTACCGCGGCTGGCGACAGCTACGAAAATATGTGCATCACAAGCATTACCGCCCCTCGAACGGTTGAGGACGGCAGTAGTACCCGGCTGACCATCAAGCTGAAGCAAGCGTCTATCAACTCCACCGATATGGCAAATATCAGCGTGAAGTACATTCGCGGAGGAACATCTAAGAAAAACACGGGCGCTGGACAAAAAAGCTCATCGTCTACATCTGGCACCCAGAAGGACGAAAAGGCCACAAAATCCAGCATTTTGTGTTCTGGCGCAAAAGCCATTGGCCTTTTCAAGTGAGGTGTGCAAATGGAATACTACGAGATTTCCGTGCCGGATCGCAATGATTCGGTGATGCGCGTAAACCTTGATGGCACATACTATTACCTCCGGGTTACATGGAACGCTTACGGAGAATTTTGGATGCTGAGTATCTACGATGCAGATATGCAGATGAAAATCGGCATGGCAAAGCTCGTGCCGGGAGCGATCTGGAACTTCTACTATCTCAACTCGAACGGTCCGCCAGGAATCCTTGGCGTTCAAACAGACAAGGAACGCATCGGCAGGCAAGATTTCGTTGATGCGGTGGCTCACCTGTACTATCTGCCGGCTGAACAGATGGGGGTGCAGTGATGGAAGAATTGGGCCGTCAGTACAGAGTACGAATCGGAAAGAACAACTCCACGGGCCGAGAACTCGGCAAGCCAAATGAGGCAACGGGCAGAGCTCTTCGGTGTCAATTCTCCTGCGAAGTTGGTGACAGCTCAAGTTCCAACACCGGAAAAATTACGTTGTGGAACTTGGCAGATGAGACCCTGCGCCTGTTGGAACAAGAGGATTGCTTGATTGAGCTGAGTGCAGGGTACAAGGACGACCTGCCCACGATAATGGGCGGAACTCTGACGTACTTTGAAACTGAGCAGAGTGGCGCAGATCAGCAAACTACAATAGAGTTTGTGGATAGCTTTACATCGTGCCGAGACAACACAGTAAGCCTCAGCTATTCCGGCACGGTTTCGGGAGATAAAATCGTGCGCGACGCGGCGCAGATTATGGGTTGTGAGGTTAAATTCTCCAAGTCTGCTAAGTTGATAGACTTCACGAATTTTGCGTTTGTAGGGGCAGGAAAAACCTTGATTGAAAGGGTTTGCAACCGCAGCAAAATGCGCTGGAGCCTGCAAAACGGAATTGTCCAAATCTGCGCATTGGACGAGCCAATAACAATGGCCGCTTATGTGTTGTCCGCAAGCACGGGCCTTATCGGTTCCCCGAAGCCTGTCTTTGAGTCTGCATCTACGAGCGATAAAAAGAGCAGCAATGCTTCCAAGCGCAAGGCGAAAAAGGGCATCGAAGTCACCTATGTACTTAATGGCCATATCCAAGTGGACGATTATGTAAAAATTGACTCAAAATCGTACAAAGGCAATTATCGAGCGTCCAAAATTAAATTTACCGGCGACACAGAGGGCGACGACTGGAAATGTGTAGCGCTGTTTGTGGAGGTGAAGTGACGTGAAACAGGACTTCCTTGATGCAGTATCTTCCCTTGTTGGGCGGCTGATGGAAGATTCGATTCATACATCTGCACCCTCAAAGGTCGGAAAGGTAGAGAATAACCATACTGCAAAGCTTACCCCGAACCTCAAGGTGACGACAGATGATGGCCGAGAAGTTCCTTACCCGGAAATATCAGGCACCATCATTCTGATGCCCTGTGGAGCAGGTGGGACGGTTGGTTTTGCCTTTCCGGTGAAGTCGGATGACGGGTGCCTTGCTCTCTTCAACGAGGGCGGCTCAGGAACAGACCTCAAATGGGATCTTTCGAATGCAGCTTTGCTTCCGGGCCTTTACCAGTCGCCGGGTGAGCAGGTAAAAAAGGCCGGGAGCGAAGAAGCGGCCATCATGTTTGCGCCGAGCTCTACTATCACGGTCACGAAAGACAAAATCGAAATCAAAAAGGATGATACCAAAATTACGGTGACATCTGATTCCATAAAGATGGAAAAAGGCAGCACGACTGTTACAGCATCAACTTCGAGTGTTGATGTGGTGTCTCCGAGTTTGAGCATCAAGGGAAACACCAAGGTGAATGGCAATATCTCGGTGACGGGAAACGTGACAATTTCCGGCACATTGACGCTCGGCGGAATTGCGATGAATACGCACACGCACGCCGGCGTGCATGGACAAACTGGAGGACCTGTGTAATGGCTTTAAGAGACCTTGCGCTCTCCAAAAGCGGAGACCTGCTGATAAACGAGAGCGGAGATTTTACAATCATCGACTCGGTTCGACAGGGCATCCAAATCAAATTGAGGTGGATCAAGGGCGAGTGGGTCTTTAATCCTGAGATGGGCGTGCCTTATTTTGAATCGATTTTAGTGAAGACGCCAAACCGAGCGCTTATCGAAAAAACGCTGCGTGACCAGATTTTAAGCGTGTCTGGAGTTACAAGCGTTGGCTCGATAAACCTTGTGATGAATAAGAAAAAACGAACTCTCTCTGCAGAATTTACCGCAAAAACGATAGAGGGAGTGCTGGAAAGCGAGGTGAACCTTTCGCATGGAATACGGAATAACGGCTAATGGATTTTCGATGCGGCGACTGGATGAAATTTATAATGCTTCCTGTAAGAGATTTGAGGATGAAATTGGAGTGAATCCGTCCGAGAATCCGCAAAGTGTTATGAATGTGCTTTTTACAATTTTTTCTGATGCTCCGGCGGAAATGTGGGAAGCGTTTGCGGCAAGTTATCAGCAGCTCTTTCCGAACACTGCAGAGGGGATTGCACTAGATAATGCTATGCAGATCGGAGGTGTTAACCGCATTGGACAGGCACGCACAAAGTATACGTTGTCCTGCACTGGGCGAGAGGGAACGATAATTCCTGCAGGTGCGCTGGTTCAGTCGAGTACGTATCCACAACGTCAATTCCGAGCCAAAGGCGTATCCACGATTTCAAGTGCAAACTGGAAAAGAATTGGAATCCGACCAATCGAGAGCGTGAGTGGAACGATTGCGTTTGAATTTGGCGTGTCCAGAAATGCGACATCGGGTGAAGTGGGAAGCTATTCCGAGTCGGCCAGCATCACAAAACAACTTTCGGTGAGTTCGTACAGTGATGCTTACACAAAAATCTTGGCAGAGCTTCAAAAATTCGATGCACTCACCAAGTTTGGCATCAAAGTCGAAGATTCCACAGATGCGCAGGGGAATCATACGATTGTACTGTCGGCATCTGGTGCGGCTGACAGTTTTTCGGCATCTCTTTGTAGGTACATTACAGTTGTCGATGTGACTAGCAACATCCTTTTCGAGAGTGTCGAATACGGAAGTTATGTACAGGCAGATAAGACTATCGACCAAATCGTGACTACGGTTGATGGGTGGCATTCCTGCATAAATGAAATTCCACCCATAAAGGGCAGATTGACACAGAAAGACTCTGAGGCTCGTGCTAGTTATACTAATCGCGTGGCAAGCCGCGGTACAGGAACAGTCAATGCTATTGTGTCATTGCTTTATAGTGATGTTGAGGGTGTGACATTCGCCGCGGGCTATCAAAATGACAACGACGAGAAAGATACGGCTGGGCGCCCGCCACACTGCATTGAGATAATCGTGCAAGGTGGTTTGGATGAGGACGTTTCGGATATTATCTGGAAAAATAAGCCCGGTGGAATTCGAGCATACGGAAGTCATTACGCATATG